CCATATCCAATCCAGTCTTTCAGCATCAGCTTTCAGTGAGTCATTTTCAGCTTGTAATTTGTCAATGTCTTCTTGAACATAAGTGGCAACCCATTTGTCACCTGTGAAGATTTCAACAGCATCTGTGTCCCGGTTGATTCTTATCTGTACGTTCATTTCTCTTGTGCCTTTCTTATATGGAGTTCCATCTTCTTTTCTAAAGCTGTTTTCTTTGGTTCTAATTCTTGAATTTTTGCTTTCAACGCTTCTATTTCAGCTAAATTTCCTTTGTATGTTTCATCCATCCACATATAGGCTTTGTTTGCTGTATCTAGTTCTTTTCGTAACGCATCTATTTCCGCTTGTTGCTGGCGTAGCACAGATTCAAGTTTTAAGAAAAACTCGTGGTCGTCTGTTTCTCTCAAACATTCTGAAATTAAAGCAGTAAGTTCATTTGCGTTCATTTGTCTAATCCTTGATGTTGGCGGATCACCGGAGCCCAGACTGCCCGATAGTCTTCCAAGAATGCCACTTGTTGTCGTAGGTCCGTGATTTCAGATTGTTGCTGGCGTAGCATATCTGCCGATTTACTGATAGCCGGACTACGGCAATCATTATCCCAATGCCAATCCAATTCATCAGCTAATTCATTTGCGTTCATTACCATTGTTCTACCTTTTCTAATGCTTTAATCAATTCAGATATGACTCGTTTGTCAATATTGATAAACCGTGTCCGATCCACTTGGTTGGGATACAGTTGTATTCTCACCCGATCGCCCATGTCAATTATGGAAGCATATTGTAAGCCCTGCGATTCGATTGTGGTGGTTGGATAAACGGCATTCATTGTTCAACTCCAAAAATATCATCAATTCTACGAACGCTGTCGTAATCAGATACCGATTTGGCTTCCTGCAATACCAACTCTACAAACCGTTCCTGGAATACAGAATTCCATCCAGCAGGGTCAAGAACTAAAGTCCGTTCCGAGCACATAGTATCAGCATATTCCTCGGCCTGTTGGGCCAGCTGTTGAATAAGTTTAGTGTTCATTTTCTTCCTTTATTACCATAGTCCTGTGTGAGCGTCGTCTACTTTAATACCTGTAGTAATCATATTAGGATTGTCATCAATCCAAACATCAATATTGATACCTTGACTGTAAGCATACGATCTTTTTGCGACTCCGGATGTGAACAAGATAGCATCATTACCGAGCGATCTGCCTAAAGCATCATATACTTCGTCTGAATGGCTATCACTTCTGGCAGTGACGCAATACACCTTATGTCCGCGACTCTGCGCCAGATCGATCATCAAATCCCAAAAGATTGGATCTCTGGTGTAAGTGTCATCGTAGTCTAATGCCAAGTTCATCAGTTCATCCCGTATCCAAGAGCCCAGTTTGCTTGATCGTCAAGCACAAGTTGATCCAACCAATCTGTGTGTAGATCCAGCAGGCGACCAAATGCGGCCAAGTCACCTGAGTAGGTGCCGTCAATCTTTAGAGTGATTCCACTCTGTGCCAACAAGTGTTTTAGCGTGTCTTGTGTCATTTTCTGCTCCTAAATTCTAACTGTATGTAATATTATAGCATTTTGGGGATTATCGGTCAACCTAAACGGTGTTGTATTTTCACAACAAAAGTATAAATGTCCGTGGATAATGCTGAATAATAGTATGAACAATACACCATTTACCTACTACCTATGCTGGTCCAACGGAATTACAACTAAAATGTCCGAAGACTGCCCAGGTCCGGACTGGACCCGAGGCAGAACTACATTGCAGGTCCATTCCCATTCTTAAATCCGACTCCCCCTCCCTGCTCTTTAATCCTCTTTAATACATCTTCAAATAAGATTGGAGCAAAGTCGGGTAGTTGTTCAACGGACACATTGAAATATCGTGGATCAATCTCGTCGCTATATAGAATTTTGCCGGTCTTGGCATCAACTCCGCGTGGCTTCATTACACGATTGGCGTGGAGGTGGCCGTGGATTGAGCAACCAAATCTACCTAGCGATTCTTCATGAATAGGAATATGGCTAAGAATCATTCCATTCATCACATGATATGCACGAAGTTCACGGAAGTATTTCCGGTAGTCCTCATCTTTAAAAATGTCGTGATTACCACGAATAAGAACCTTGTCTCCGTTAAGTCTATCCATAATAGGCAATGCTTTTCGATTCATAACAACATCACCTAAGTGGTAAACTTTGTCGTTAGGTCGTACTCTTTCGTTCCAAGCCTTGACCATTGCTTCGTCCATTTCCGCCGGATCTGTCCACGGGCGAAGTTTTGTAACACCATCTCCGCGTGTGAAGCGACATACACCGGCATGACCAAAGTGTGTGTCTGATACTAAAAATACTGCTGGCATATTCGGCTCCTTTCTTTATGGTTAATATGCTATTATACTATAAAAGTATTTTGTTGTCAATTCTGGTGGGTCTTGAGAGACTCGAACTCCCAACCGCTGGTTTCGAAGACCAGAACTCTAATCCATTGAGCTAAAGACCCATTGTTTGGAGCGGGTAGAGAGAATCGAACTCTCAAATAATCCTTGGCAAGGATTCAGGATACCTTTTCATCATACCCGCACTACTGGCGGAAGATATAGGAATCGAACCTATCAGCCCATTTCTGAACGGAGGTTTAGCAAACCTCGGTCGCACCTTGCAACACATCTTCCTTAGTTTGGCGGAAGGCAGAAGAGTCGAACTCCATCCGCTTTTGGCAGAACCTGGTTTTCAAGGCCAGTCGCGGGACCATCCCCACTGCATTACCTTCCTTTATTACTGGCTCCACAGCGTGGGCTCGAACCCAGCTAGTCATTGATTAACAGTCAAGTCCGTGCGCCTAGCTCGGATTCTGCGGAATAGATTGTGGTCTGCGTGGGAGGATTTGAACCTCCAGCCTCCTCGTTCCAAACAAGGCCGTCTACCAGGTTGACATTACACACAGATTGTTTTGGTGCCCTCACCATGATTCGAACACGGGACATCCTGATTACAAAACAGGTACTCTACCAACTGAGCTATAAGGGCAATACTTGGCGTCCTCACCCGGTGACGATCCGGGCTTACCGACGTGAAAGGCCGGGGTTCTAACCAACATAAACTATGAGGACATAACTCTACCTTTGTGTCCTTTACCAGCACAAGTGCGCGAGCAGAAGACTACATCGGTTTTTAATTTTTTATTTTTACTAAATCTGTTATTACAGTGATTACATACATATTCATATTTAGGTTTATATCCGTCGAATAGTGTATAATATTCACTAGTGTTATATTGTTGCGTTACATAATCGAACGCATACTGTAAATCATCTCTTCGCAATACTTTTACATTGTATCCGAAGTGCTCTGCTACTTTAGTCTTACGATCTACTGAATCTTGCTTCTCGTATCCTTTAGTCTCGATGATAGTTTTATTGTCTGCTAACAAGAAATCGGGATAATATTTTACACTATTATGTTCAAGGACACCATCGAATCGAGTAAATTTAATATCGTGTTCGATGCTATAAATGACCCAGCATAATTCGTAAGTAGAGCCGCAATATATTCCCCGGTAGTAACCCGATTTACTGCGACCGGATCCTTCTCTATATCCGCCTGGTGCCTTGCGCTGATACTTAGACGAACATTTACGCGAACAGTATGTTTTACTAAGATATGGTTTTGTCTCGAAGGTATCACCGCACTTGCAAGATTTAACAATAGTCGTAGCTTTAATAACTTTATCGCTTTTAAACGCCGCGGTAGATTTAACTGCTTTATCAGCCTCGGACCAGGATCTACTGTTTGCACAAGTTCTTGAACAATACATACCTGCTTTACTATGTGTTGTATTACATTTAGGACACGTTTTCATACTATTATTTAGTATCGAACCTCTATTTTACATTGTTTTAACTATCCTTAGTATAACACTGGTTGAATTTATTGTCAACCTAAAACTTGGCGGACTACAGGAGTTTCGATCTCCTTACCTCTGCAGTGACAGTGCAGTGCTCTCCCGATTGAGCTAGTAATCCGTATTTGGTTGCGGGACCAGGAGTCGAACCTGGCTGACTGGCTTATGAGACCAGCGAACTACCGATATTCCATCCCGCGATTGTTTGGAGGTAAGGGTGAGATTCGAACTCACGATTTTAGGGATTTGCAGTCCCTTGCATTGGGCCTCTCTGCCACCTTACCATTATTGTTAAGATTACTGTCGTATGTTTAAGAACTCGTGGATGGATTGGGTACCATGCGGCAGTTGTTCCCTTGTGGTCGTTATGCCGTCTCAGCATACGGCGTTCTCTCGTGGAGTAAGTTGCACAAGGTGGTTATCTTCCTTGACAGTTAGGATTGCTTACTCTTTCGCTCACAATCTTAACAATAATGGTGGGGTGTAAGGCTGTAGTTACTTGCGAGGGGCAAACCTCTAATGGAACTACTCATTACGAACCTGCAACTACCACCGCAGTCGAGCTTTTTGTTGAGCCATGCTCCTTAGACAGTTTGCCGCTGTAAGGATTACTTTCTCAACTGCCCTCCGTTCATGGCCTCCAACACCGCTGATTCGTTCCTTGTCGGTCTGTTTCAGTGACAGCTTGGAGTCACCCTAGTGGCACAGGTTTACCTTATTACCATATTGAAACACACTAATGTATCTTGTATACGGGCGCCCTAGGCATAACTATCTGCCCCCACTAATACGTTTCAATATAGCAACCCTTCTCAGGGTACCCTATTCTACCTAAATTGTTAATGAACTTTAATTACTTACTATACAACTATTATAGCTTCGGTTGAATTAATTGTCAACCAAATTAGGTGTTGTATTTTTACAACGAATATGGTGCGCAAAATAGTTTGCGAACCTGCTTATTCAGCTAAATAATAGTATGAAAACACTATGTTCTTGTATTGCATGCCACGAAGTAAAATCTACCAAAGGCATACACACTCATTTTTTAATAGCACACGATAAAGAATATGCTAAGAAACACTACGATAAGTCAATGGCTGGATTTAAGATTGCTAAAGATTCAAACATAAAAAATCTTAATGATCGAATCACTAAGTATTATCTGTCTCCAACAACTTGCGCTCATTGTAATACTACATTGCCTTACGAATCAAGGCACTTAACTTATTGTTCTAAATCTTGTTCATCAAGTGCTACTAATTCCACACATTCCGCTGAATCTCGTCAACAACAACGCTTATCTACTCAATCAACTATGTATGGTATCGAAATAAGCGGTGATTTTTCACCGTTAGCAAAAAATACTTGCGAAAAATGCTCTAAAGTATTTTTATCTAAATCTCCTCGCCGATTCTGCAACGAAGATTGTCGAGGTAGAAAAAATCCGACTGAACAAGTAGAAATTGTAGGGGATTTCTCTCCCTTACGCAAGTGTTCTTGCAAAGTATGCCACATTAAATTTTTAGCAAGGACAAGCCTTCAATTCTGTAATACTCATAAAGAATATCATTCCAATAAACGAAGCGAATATCGTTTTCGATTTAATGTTTACGACTATCCTGATTTGTTCGACCTTAACTTACTTAACGCAGTAGGATTTTATGCTCCTGGTGGAAAATCCGGCAAATGGAATCCTAACGGACTAAGCAGAGACCATAAAATATCTATTACAGAAGCAATTAAAAATAACTACGATCCATATTTTATTACTCATCCTCTTAACTGCGAGCTAATGCCGCATTCTGACAATAACAAGAAAAAAGGCAAATCGTCTTTAACCTATAAGGAACTTGTTCTGCAGGTTACTGAATATGATGGTGGGCACTAAAGGAGTTGAACCTAATCGCCAGCCGCTCTGCATATTATGGCAAGGGTTTTACAGACCCCCGCAGAGAATAGCACCCATTTAACGCTCTCTTAAGAATGCGTGTAATAAAGTGTATTGTATGCTTAGGGAATACTCTGGCGAGTAAGCGACCAACAACGGGTACGCAATACACTTTATTACGCTAACATTTTTCACTCCACACAAGGAGTTTCATCCGATAGGCCGCCCATTTGCCAGATGTTTATAGTGCCTAGCAGGATCTCGTTTCCTATAACACTTTACTACTTTAATACTGTTTAATCTTCAATTTGAAAATAAACAGGATCTTTATCGCGTAATTCAAGCATTGTTTTCGCTCGCTCAATCTTATTCTGAAACAATTTTTGCTTTTCGTCTTCAGATAAACTAAAATAATTTTTAGCTGCCTGATGAGCTTGTTCCACAATACGATTGTTTAATTTACTATAATCTATTGTCATCTTTCTTTCCTTTTACAAATGAAAAACCCTGAAGTTTTTAATTTCAGGGTTTTAATTAAAATATAACTAATACAATATTATTAACTAACACCCTTGTTTGGTTCACAAATGCTATTAATCATTAAGCAATCTTCTGCCCAATAGCCTAGCCCGCCTAATGTTGGCTGTTGTATCGAAGAATGATTTAATTTAATGTATTTCATAATATGTATTATAGTTTATTTATGGTTATTAGTCAACCTTTATTTTTAACTAATGATTCCATTTTAACAAAAATAGCGTAGAATCAGTATCTCGAGCAAAACTAACTCCACATAAATTAGGTTGATGTAATGTCCACATGGCCCAAGTCCAATGACTATAATGTGGTCCTACGGTTGATTCAAGCCAATCCTGTATAGTTACAACACTGGCTATCCAATCTAAATTACCGTTGCGTTCTATTTCGGGCCAAGGTACTACAGCCCGATAAGGTAATTCAGGATGTCGATCCCAAAGTGCTTGCATGATGCAATTATTTACATCTTAAACAGTATCATTAAAGTACTATAGAATTTTAAGTCAACAAAAAAGCCCTTGCGGGCTTTTTTGAATATTCTAATTATAAAATTAGAATGCGTACTTAACACCTGTAGTAATTACGTTGCCATTAAATGGTTTAGTGGCACCGTTGCTTTTTTGGTAGTCATAGTCAGCAGTCAAACTAACCTGTTTGTATACTGGGTAAGCAAAACCAAATCCAACTAACGCAGAAGTACCGTTACCAAGTTTAGAACTGGTGCTTTGCGGATCGATGTATGCTAAACCAGCGTGAACATTAGTTGTAATGTTAGCAAATGTAATAACATCATAACTTGCTTTTGCTGTATAACGATTTACATTAAGGCTACCTGATGTCGAACGTTCAGCAGTTGCTTGAACACCAACTTTAGCAAGACTTGGATCTAAAGAGCCTAATTTGTCACCAACAGATACACCGCCAGCTTGACGTGTGCCACCGTTTGTGCCGTGACCCCAATCCCACAACGCACCAACTTCAACAGCTGATGCAAGACCAGTAAATGCTACTAATGCTAATGCTACGATTGCTTTTTTCATTTTGATTCCTTTTAAAAGTTGTACTACGGAGAATAATATTTAGTGTTATTTCCTGTAACTCAGTAAATTATAACACAAAACACCGCAATATTCAACAAAAACGGCACAATTAAGTGCCGTTTTCGACTATTTCCTGTTTCGAAGCATAGTTGCTCAAAGCAGTGATTAAACTGCTAAAGTTTGGCGTTGTGCTGTACGAGCAGAGAACTTAACGTTCTTACCTGAAACAGTTACTTCGCCTGTATTTGCGTTTGCATTTACGAGTTTTGTTTCTCCGACCAGGCTTCCCCAGTCCTAACGGCTTCTACATTGCCGATCCTCCAGTAGCCCTTTAGCGCCAATCGATTCTAATTATGGCCCATCAAAAGCATACTGGGTTGCCTGCGCTCGGATGAGTGAGCCGGTTTTATGCAATATGCTTATGGTGGACCATTCGGGAGTTGCACCCGAGTCTTGATCGCTATACTTCTACCTTCAACGAATTTCTGTTTTGTGGCATACTCTTTTTAAGCCTGCCACTACTAAACCCTTTGTCTAAGTATTCTTGTTTTTTACTTAGATCTATACTTTACAGCGGAAGAATATTTGATGCTTGCTTGCCTTTAGGGCCTGCCACTACATCGAATGTTACCGCTTGATTCTCTTTTAAACTCTTAAAACCATTTGTGCTAATTGCGGAAAAATGTGCAAACAATTCCTCACCACCAGCATCGGGGGTAATAAATCCAAACCCTTTTGCATCATTAAACCACTTTACTTTACCTGTTGCCATGTTACTTTACTTCCTTTATTAAAAACTATTATACTACTATTTTACCTATTTTGTCAACCAATTTGATATAAACAAGCGTAGCGTGATACTTAATATATCTAACCACTCTAAAACTCAATTGAGCATTAGTAGGTATATTTAGTATTGATCGGTTCCGAATTGCTGGCAATGGACCACAACCTAATCTGCTCCACTCTTCTTCAGAGTAATAATACTGTTCAACTGGTTTTTTGTTCTGTTCCATAAATCTATTTAGTACTGGTAGGCCTTGTTACTTAAAGACATTTGGTGGTCCGGGTAGGACTTGCACCCACACTCCCCGAATTATGAGTTCGACGCTTTACTTTTTAAGCTACCGGGCCATCTTTACTACATTGTAAGTATAACATCGTTAGCTATAATTGTCAAGAAATTTTTCTAGACTACCATACAAATTAGCTAATACTGCTTCTTTACTACCAAAAAAAACAATAGACTTTGGTACACCTTTAGTAGTTATAATATAGTAAGGCATTTGAAGTTTTCTATCAAGGTCTAGTATTGTATGCTGATTAAACTTCATAGGATCATCAATGCGATATTCATAAAATTCAAGGTCTAATGTATCGGCTAAAGCAAACCAACCTAATTGAGTTAATCTAAGTCCGCCAGTTGGACGCAAATTATACCACCATGATACTCTAGCTGATTCTACGCTAATGCGTTGTTCTTCCGGGAGTTGATTTACTAATTGTTCTGTAAGTTTGAGTTTGTTACGCACAGTAATATCAAGGGTATATTTGTTCGCCTTGTTTAAGTAACACCACACTAAATTTGTTAGTTTTAAATTGTGTGTTAAGTTTTTTGGCAAGGTTAATGGCATGTCCTGGATTTGAAAAAGACACCTTTTTATATTTTGGTCCAGGATATTGCACTAACATATTGGATGTTTTTAAATTGACAGGCTTACCGTCAAAATAAACAGCCCATACGCCAGCCGAAGCTAATACTTGCTCAGTTTTGTATGTTTGCTTGTTTGTAAGTTCTGCTAGGATTGTGGGTTTAGGGCGACTCACTTAGAATTCCTTTTGAATAGTTCTTTTCGTGCTTCAGATATTTTTTTACAAGTTTCTGGAGAACGCTTTTTACCTTTGTGGAGCAACGATATTTTTTGTTTGAATTCCTCACTTCGTGGAACCATTATTTGTTTAGCTCTAGCATCTTTTATTTTTTGTTTTGTTTCGTCACTATGCTTTTTTCCTAACATAGTAGGCGCTTGTTTTGCTCTAGCAGTTCGAATCTTTTCTTTACTAGACTCTGTATGTCTATAGTTTTTACTATTTTCTCTAATTTTTTGTCTAGTGGACTCTTTTACAGTACCGTAACTACCTCCCATTAATCCATCTTCGGGTTTAATGTTAGCCCATTCTGCTGACTCGACAATTTTGTTTTCTGTAGAAAATTTTAAAGCGTATTCGACTAATGTTTCTTTATTATCGAATAGCTGACACCAAACGGTAGTAACATCTAGACCGTGTTTATTAAGATGTGCCTGCCAGTGTACGCCAGATCCTAAATATTTGTTAGGATCCCGTATAGTTTTTCCAAAGTATTTTAGACCGGTAGTATTATGTTGCTTAATGTACAACCAGGTAGGTTTAAACGGTTTCGACATAGTATATTATTTAGTCATAATATACCTATATATTTCATTTATTTGAACCCGCCACCTTCGATTTTAAGTTCGATAACTTGGTCCTGTTGGGGCTTTAATGCGGCTGTTTGCAGGGCTCTAAGCTCAAGTAATAGCTCAGTTAAATCAGCGTGTACACCTTTGGCTTCAGACAAAGGCATGATGAAATCTCGGCCGCCCCTAGCTTCGGCACCGCGTAGTCTTTCGATAAATTTGGTTATATATAAGCTCAATGTTCTCTCTTTAAGAAATTTTGTAATTTGGGTGGCTCCCAACCTTCTGGTTTCAGAATCTTGCCATCGTCACGGCGGCGGACCTTTCCTAGCTGACGATCAATCTTGGCAAAATTAGTAGACATTACTTCTCGCCAAGCGCCTTCTCCGTCTGCTCCCATGGAATTAATTGCTCCAATGGTAACAACAAGAATATCTACCAAAGCATCCAAAGTTTCAACAGCATCTTTATTAGCAATGGCTACTTGTAGCTCATCATATTCTTCTGTAATTAATTTGGCATACAATTTAAACTGGTCGTCGTTGACGCCTGAAATAGTTTGTTCGCAAGCTGTCATAAATTTGTCGCTGTCTCTAAATGGATTAGTCATTTTGGTTCTGCTTCCTCTGGTGTATGAAACGGACCCTTATAAGGGTATCTTTGTAGTAAAATTAATTTTGGATCTTGCATAGTTTCCCAGTGGCGCCCTTTTTTAACTGTGTACCACCCAGCGGCATGCCAACTACGACTTTTTTTAGTTTTAGTATAGACAGGTAGCTTCTGTGGTACGTCCCACATAGGATTATTTACACGACTAGTAGTGGGGAATCCATGTACTGAATAAGATGCTGGTTTTTTCTTTTCTATTTTAATTGCAGGTTCAAAATGTACATTGATGTTACGTTCAACTAATTTAATTGTTTTATACTGTGCTATAACTTGATTGTTAATTTTTACTTGATACCCGCCATCGCAAGCTTCAATATTGCCAATTTTATTATTATCTTCTTGTAAGATCCAAAACTGTTTATCTATTACTGGTTTTGCTATTAAACTCATTTATTACCCCATTTTATTTTATTCCATACACGTTCATGAATCCAAAATAAAAATATTTTGGTTATTATTTCAGTGAACGCAATACCGCTAGCTAGTAATACCTGCCCGGTAATAAGCCAGCTTATTATAAATGTATCCAAAGTTCCAGTTACTCGCCAACTAATTGCTTTGGCTAGACTTCTAACTGAAGTATCACTCAAGGCCTAACTCCTTGCGTATTTTGGTAGCACTAATTGATGTTATAGATTCATCAAAAGTTTCTTCTCCAGATGTATATCCTACCCCACGACCCCACCCAATATGTACAATATTTGGTACTACTTGTATTTCGTATTGTCCTTGATAGATAGGATCTAAATCACGTTTGATAAAGTTTTTAACTTTTTCTACTTCAAATGGATTACTTCCTTGCCATCCTTGTACATCACGTACTTGAATAACAACTTGTCCTGTGCGAGCAATTAATTTTTCAAATAAAGCACGATGTCCTTCGTGCCAAGGTTGCCAGCGGCCTAGCATCTGTACAGTTTCCTTCTTCCAATCAAATGTAGGACGTCGGCGATTGGCAATAATATGCTCACCGATAAACTCTGCCCACTTTTCACAGTCCTGCTCCGGAATGCGGAAATCGTATTGTTCTGGTTCAACAAATACCTTGTTGGTATCTTCGTATCGACCTTCTCGAATGGTATCTACCCAAATAGTCCAGTCAGCTTTGAAGTTATTACGCATCTCTACCAAGGGCGCAACGAAGTCACAAATAACATAGTCCCCACCAGCTTCCATACTGAACTGGAACATACGGATACTTTGACGAATGCGTCCATCATTACTGAAGTCCCAGTCGTTGTACTTGCGGCGGATGTCATCAGCATTAAACCAATTAACTTGACACTTGTAATCGCCAATATGCTCTTGTAAAGCACGAGCATAACTAATCTCGCCATTTTCTTCTAAATACTTTTTAAGAGCTACTGCTAATGTTGTTTTACCTGAGCCCGGTAATCCCATTATTAATATTCGTTGGGTCATTTACTACTCCTTTGCCTACATTCTTCTATTACCTTGGCTGGGAAATCAGGATGCCAACCGCCCATTAACATACGGCAATCATATTTTAATGTAACATGATTTTTATCTGATGGCCAAAAAGCCAAAGCCAACACAGCTATCAAAATACCAAAGGTTACTGTAATCCAAAATATATCTTTAGCCATTTAGTACGCCCTTATATGTTTCATTTAACCAGCTACTAAATAATTCTGCTGATTCACTACATTTATTCAGCTCATACCGGCCACAGAATTGTAAAAATCTTACCCCCACTTGCCCTATATCTTTATGACTAATTTGTTCTTTTATACTAGCATCAATTGTTGCTTTAACTTCTTCGGGTTGTGCTGTTAAATCTACTAGTGTAACATTGCGTGTATAATCATCTAACACACGATGTTCGATGCCATCTGGATCAGTCCAACGCTGTAACATCATATTGTTCCAGTTGTATCCTTGTTTCGCTCGATCCTCAAACGCTTCCTGTAAGCCAACCTTGTTCTTAGTGCCCTTAGTACGGACACCCGGGTAGGCCGAGAAGACGTTATCCGTCGAATCGCCGCGCATACACTTTTCGAAGAGTAGCCATTCTGGATTAGGGATTTGCTTAGGTTCTTTAGTTTTTTTATCGATGACTGCTTTTCCTTTAGCATCAAAGATTCCTTCTATTGTAATTAATTCGTCTGTTATTCCGTTGTACTGCTTGACATTGGGCGCTACTAATTGAACAAAGTCAGTATCACTGCTAATAATGACATGTTCATCTTGTGGATGTAGTGCTATCCAACGAGCTATGATATCGTCACCTTCTGCTGTGGGGCAACGTATTACGCTACAATTGGTCTTTTCAGACAAGTATTTAGTTAGCGAATCATAGGTTTCCCAGAACATTTTATCTTCTTCTTGTTCTGCTTCGGTAAGTGCTTGTCTTGCTACAGCGCGATTGGCTTTGTAGGGTTTATAGAAATCTTTGCGCCAACTGCGTCCTTCTAAAGCAAAAACTACATGATTTGCTTCAAATCGGCGTGCCATTTTGTTAGCAGCCATCATTGTAATGTGCAAAGCAAAGGCTGCCTTTTCTTCAGCTGATCCAGCTCGGTAAGCACCGTGTCTAGCACGAAAGAATAAATTAGCAGTATCTACAAGAACATATTTCATATTATGATTATAACAGAACTTTCAATTGAAGTCAAGAATTTATTTAAAAATTTCTAAGTTAATTTTTTTGATAAATTGTTTCGATTGCTTGTACATATTGGTTGACGCAATTTTCTGGAGAATGACGAGTACTAATAATCTCTTGTGCCTTGGCACCTAAATGTTGCCGTTTAGATGCATTTTGATATAAGATTTCCATCGCCGTTATTAAATCTGCGTCTTTAAATTCGTCCGTTAATTTCCATACGGCATCATCTGCTAACTCCGCCATACTGCCATTGGCATTAACAATAGTTGCTAATCCATAGTTCATACAGTCCAAAACTGCGGCCGAAGTTTCTCCACGTGAATGAGTACGCAATTGAACTCCAATATCAGCCGCTGAAAGATAATGATGAAAGGTAGAAGTATCTACCCATCCAGTGATACGAATGTCTATACCACTTTGCCGAATTGTATTAATAAGGTCTTTGCCATATTCTCCGTGCGCATTTCCCCCAACAAATACTAAAACACAATTGGCATTTTTTGCTAGGATCGAAGCTAGCCATGCGTCGAGTAATCGATGATTTAATTTGGTAGCTCCGATAAAACCAAAACTACAAACAACAAAATCATTTTCATTTAAATTTAAAATCTGCCGAGCTTTAGCTCGATCAATACGTATTTTAGGTTCACGTAAAATGGGAATAACAGCCCAATTATCGTCTGCATTTTTGCCGTACCATTGTACAGCCAGTCGACGCGAACTTTCAGAATGAACAATTACTCCCAAAGATTTTTGAAGTACACCTAAGTTGCATGGATATTTCCAAATAATATTCAAAACATTATTTTCATTATCTTGTTCCTGTAAAATAAGTTTGGCGACACCAGGCGGCGCAAGGTAGCCATGACTATGATATAAAGCATCATTTAAAGCACCCGTCATGACCCCACTTAGGTCTAATCCGGTTATAACCTCAGCTAGGAAAAAATCGTGGAGTACAACTATACCCGGTACATTGTCTAATAAACCAAACATGTGGCAATGTAAATTTGAGTTTCCAAAATGATAAAGTATTCTATCATATCGATTGTGGTTTGCCTTAAACCATTCTAGATTGCGATATTGATAATTGTCATTGGTTTCATGATAAAATTTTGTATCTTCAGGCACAATTACATCAATATTGTAATACTGTGAAAGTTTGGGCAATAGTTCATAGCTATAGTCACTTATGCCGCTGCGTTCTGGCGGCATGGGAGAAAGATATGCTAGTTTAGTTCGAGCAACGGTATGTGTAGTCAAGGCTTTTTAAGAACTTTAAATGTTTCTGCTTCTGCTACTCGTTTACGAAGACTGCTTGAACTGAAAGAGTGATCTCTATCGTTGAATATACATTCGATACCACGACGATAACATTCGCCTTTGCCAGTAAACTCTTTATCTTCATACTCAACGCCTAGTATTCGGACATCAATGGGCAGGATCAGCAGTAAATCAACTAGATCCTGCTCAGTTTGATAAACCACCACTTCATCAACATATCGACAAGCTGCCAATTGTATTTGACGTTCAACAATGCTCTGTACAGGTTTATTTTTGGTATCGGCACGATCAATGGTTGGATCTGTTTGTAGTCCGCAAATTAAATAATCACAATGATTTTTTGCTTCAGACAACATGGCAACATGTCCAGCGTGTGGGCCTAAATCAAATGTACTAAAAGTAATGCCAATTTTCTTACCTTGCTTTAATAATTCAGCAACCTTGTTAAAAATCATTTTTAATTTCCTCTGATAAACATTCTGATTTACCTGCCATAGATAGTTGAGGTTTATATTTAAATATATTATTGTTTTTTAAAATAGATTGCTCTAATAAAAAACAATTATACAGCGTATCTTCTTTAGTCCAACAAATTTTACCATTGTTTTTTTTAATAAAATCGTAAAATCTATTATGCAACGACATTGTAATTCCTACTTTGTAAAATGTAGTACCGTCAATATCTTTTAGATTAATAAAATACAATGTTCCGGGTGTATTTTTAAGTTTTGGATTTCTGTTAAAAATTGTTTCGCAATATTTTCCTGGCCCGCCGTTGGCCGTACATTTTTTACATCCACTTCCTCGTTTATGTGCTCCTGGTTTTTGCCAGAACTCTCCGTGAACTGGGCAAGTCATTTTCATCTTTACGCTATCACGAATATAAGTGTTTTTATCATATTGATAATAATTATTGTGCTGTTTTTTAAACGCAACTATAATATCATCCCATTTACATGATGACTTTTCACCTTTGCATTTGGGACACCCATGTGCGTATAAATGATCTGCAGGCGTTTGCCAAAAGTCTCCGTGTGCCGGACAAGTAATAGATACTTTAGATAACATTTTTTCATAAATTACATTATCGTACGAATAAAAATTATTGTGAACTTTTTTAAATCTCGGTACTACTGCTTCTATTGTTAGTTTTCTGCTCATACTATATTTATTAGATGCAAACAGAATGTCAAATTTACTTACATCATTTTAGTTTTATCATAATAAATGTAGCCATTAACTCATCGTCTACTTTGAGTTTAGCTTGAAATCCTTTATTTAAATCTGAACTATGTGTTACTTCCCAACCGTTACCGCCTACCTTATCATGAAGCCAGTATTTTCTGGGGCTAATGTATTTCTCACAACACTCAATTACAGTATTGTATTTGCCAGGCAACGTAAATTCAATCAACTAACTTCACTCCTGCCATCGCCAACATCTTTGGATTTAACTACACGGGTAGACATTGCTTCGTATTGTTCAGCAGTTTCTAAAACTACATTACGACAAACAGCAGTGAACCATCTATCAACAATATCAGCATCAGTGTCTCTAGGATCCATTTGATAACCATGTCTAATAAGATCAGCAATCATTTTATCGTTCCAATCAAACTCAAATGAACCATTGTTTATATCAGTAGGATCAATTTCCATGCTTAATACTTCAAAGTATGGTTCGCCTTTTTCTGTAGCAATTTGTTTGGCTGATTTAAGTTGTTCAAGTGCTACTGCGGCAATTTTTTTCTTTTTAAATATATCAAATAATCCCATTATGTTCCCCAAGCGTTTTTGAACAAAGGAACTTGAAGTCTATCACTATATCGTAGTCCATTTGCCATTGCTAATTCTGCTACTCGTTTATTGTTAAGTGAATAAACGCTTTCAACTCCACCTACAGGCATTAAGTAAATAGATCCGCCAAAACCTGCAGCTTGAAAGGTACTGGCTGCGGCCAATGCTTCTTCTACGTCTTCCTCGGTGGCAACTACAAATTTTAAATATGTATGACCAATTTCTTGATAACCACAAACAACTTCAGGTTTGATAGCATCTTCCCTTGATTCGCCACTATTGCTTAGTTTGGCACTAACACTAAATGTAAGTTTTTCTCTATCACGACCAAACCTGGTCCAGTCTTCAAACAAATAATTTCTAAATTCTTCTGTTAATGCCTGTGTGCCATTAGTTTCAAAAGTAAGCTCTTGTAAGTCTACCATATTTTCATGTTCTAATAAAGCTGGATACGATCTCTGCCACCCTAGTAAAGGCTCTCCCCCAGTAATAACTAAATGTTCACCACCCCATTGTTTAAATGGCAACATTTCCATTATGCGCTCAACAATTAAATCTGTTTCTAATAACGGAGATAAATCTTTAAAACGCGGGTCCCAACTAGCATAACTATCGCAACCTGTAGAAACTAACGGCAACTCGTCATATGAAGAAAACATATGAACAACTTCGACAATATCTTCTACTTCTGTGCTAAGTTGACCTTTAGGCATACCAAACCCGGAACAGCGGAAATTGCAGCCGAATGTACGTAAGAATACACTCGGAACCCCCATATAGCGACCTTCGCCCTGAATGCTATAAAATAACTCAGCTACTTTTAATTTACTCAATTTTTCCACCAATCTTCCCAAGGAAATACGATCCACTGATCTTCTTCGGCTTTGTTTATTGTAACACCAGAATATCTAATGTCAAGCTCTGAATTGCTCGATTCATTATCAATCAATGTAGCCACTCGAACACTTTCCCCCCATACATTGTTCCAATCTGGGTGATTGCATAAACAACTACTTGACCAATCTTCTTTGATATAGTTTAGGGTAGCACCAGAATCGTTAATGTCATCGATAATAAGAATTTTTTTGCCTTGAAACGCATCTTCCGCCATCCATAAGTTACTTTCGGGCTGGCTACTATCATCTCGCAAACTTACTTTAAGAGTTTCCATTGGGATATTTAAATATTGGCTAATAAGATTAGCTGGTACTAGCCCTCCTCTGGTAATACCTACAACATAGTCCGGCTGCCAATTATCAAGATGAATTTGACGTAAGATTTCTTGGCAATGTTTTTCTACGTTTCGCCAACTTAAAAATACTTTTTTCATTATGTTCCTATAGAGTAATATATTTAAATATTATATACTATCTACAGAAATTTGTCAACCTAATATTTGTTGAATTCCTGCTTCGAAACTCATAGGTTCATAATCGGGCATAATTGAACGTAATTTTGAAATATCTGGGCGACGATTTGAAGGGCTTCCTTGCATACTTGGTAGTATTTCAAATTTAGCGTTTGGATAACCAAGGTTTTTAGCAATAATTTTAACCGCATCGCCAATAGTGATTTCGTTATCGTTGCCAATATTGATTAATTGACGGTCAATATTTTCGGCAACATAAATGGAGGCACGAGTAGCATCACTTACATGACAGAAGCTACGAGTTTCGTGTGGGCCAATTACTGTAAAAATACCATTTTGTATTTTGTTAATTTGATCACCTAAAAAATGTCCTTGTTTACTGTTTTCTCCATAAACATTAAAGTAGCGTAGTGTAACATATGGCAGATCGGAATTGGCCAAATAATTTTCAGAAGTAATTTTAGCTAATCGATAACTCCAGCGAGCATTGTGTATATCTTTAATCACAACGTTGGTATTTTCGGAAACAGGACTAGTAGGATCATCAGCTACCACTTCCGAACTTGATGCGTATACCAACCTCTTTAAATTAACACATTTGCGAGCAAAGTTAAAAATATTTAAATCGCAAACAAAATTATTGGCCAATACTTTGTTAGGCATTTTATAAAAGTTAGTAGTGCCGTTGATAGCGCCATAGTGATAAATGTAATCAAAATCTGTAGGAAGTTGATTGAGATCATCTACATTGTTTAAATCAATTCTGTACCATTCGTCACAACTTGGAATAGTTGTGCTACGGCTATGATTGTCTATGGCATAAACAATATGTCCGGCTTCCTTAAACTGACGACAGAATTCTGTACCAAGTAAGCCGCTGGCACCTGTAACTAAAATTTTACTCATTTACCCAATCCTTCATTGTCTTTTTGTATAGCATCGATCATAGAATAGTTTAAACCTAAATTCTTGACCAAATTGGCCCAAGCACTTGTATCTTTTGGCAAACAATGCCCACCAAATCCTCGCAAGTTATCATTACACATCAAGTATGCTGGATTAAAACACTCTCTTTTGATAATAGCTTCGTACACATTATTATAATCAACTCCTAATGCTTTGCAAACATCATACGCAATGTTAGCAAAAATAATTTGTGCAGAATGATTAACGTTGTTAAAATATTTGATAACTTCTGCTTCTGCGGGTTTTACACAAGCAACATTTTGTGGTAATTTGCCATGAATGGCTTTAACAATAATATAATCTTCTTCGCGATCGCTACCAATTACTAGTAAATCATGATTATACATGAAGTCAGCTAATGCTGTTTTAGCACGTAGGAATTCTGGAACGGAGCAAATACGCAAGTTAGGGTATTGCGCAGCTAACTTATTACAAGTACCTGGAACACAAGTGCTCTTAAGACCTACTAAACCTTTATATCCAGCAACATCCAATTCCCCAACCACTCGTTCAACAATACCTGTATCACAATCACCATTGGGCGCTTGATTAGTTGGCACACAGATGAATACACACTCTGCTCCTATCACGTCATTGAGCGTTGACCCTTCATACGCTGGGTCAAAAAATGACATTTGATGACCTAAGTGATTTAATCCTTCGTATACTGCTTTACCTACGGTGCCTTTGCCTATAATTCCAATTTTCATTCAGTTCTCCTCTGGATACTTCATATCAATTAACTGATTAGAGTTAACTGATGCCATACTTAATATTTCTTGTGCTACATCTTCGGGCTCTAAACATACAGCCGAAGTTTTAACGTCAATCATTGCGGTACGTGTTTTAACTGGATTAATTAATCCTACTGTGATATTATTGCCTTTAAAGTATTCACAAGCACCTTGCCATATATTATATAGTGCGGCTTTACTGGCTGCGTATAAAATATAATCTTTACGACCTGATTTATAAGCACTAGATCCTACCATGATAATTTTAACAGGTTTATCGTTACCTTCCTTGTTAATGTAATAACGAATTATAGACCAATTAGATCCAACATTGATATCAAAAGTATTAGAGTGTGTTTCAAAATTTGATTTATCAAAATGCCCTACACAATTTACTACTACATCCGGATCTGTTTGAGCCAATAATTCTTCTACTTGAGTATGGCTTTGTATATAAACAAAATTAATATTTCCACTGCTAACCGGGGTGACAAGATACCCCGCATTTCTAAATGCTTTGCAAGTTGCTGATCCAATTCCGCCACTAGATCCAAATATAACTGCTCGTTTAGTCATTGGGTATAATCGATTCTACGCGGATAGTATCTGACTCATAATCCTCGCCACCACGTGGGCCTTGAGCAAAAGCAATCAGTGTACAACCTTCTGGACCTGTACGCCAAGCGTGTATTTCATTAGGTTCAGAGATAATAAATTCACCAGCACCTGCTGTAATAACATTAGCTGGCTCTTCACTACCAACAGGTTTAGAGTAGTAATCAATAGAACCTGTCAGTATGTAAGTGTACTGTGTGGTTAACTTGTGATAGTGATTAGCACGAATAGCCCCTGGGGTATTAGTAATAAGGCAACCAGAGTTCATATCTATCAAATGGAAAATATCTGTAATACTTCCGCGGTCGTCTGTAAATTGACCTAACTTAGGTTCTGTGTTGTTGTAAATGTTGTAATGTTTCATTGTGATATAAACTTTGTGTTAGGGTTGATTTTGAGTAATGCGTTTTTTAGTGACTCGCCAATATTCCAGCTTAGTACCAAAGCATAAGGATTAGTGTGTTGGGCAAATTCATCATCGCCACGAATAGGAATACGACTTAATGGAGTATACTTTCCTTGTTTAAACTCACTAGCATCGGTGATACAATTCAAGTGTGTTTTGTTAAGTCCATGCCAAGTTAACCATGTATTAGCTTTGGCGGCAGCTCCTACCCCAATAATAACAGCTTTTGGTTCTTTATCCAATATTTCATAAAAGTTTAATAGCCACTTGTTACGTTGAGTTTCAAATTTAGTTTGTAATTTCTCATAAAATTTAATATCAAATAATCCCATGGCAGTTTCGTTTTCAATAGTGCCGCGAACTAAAAACGGCATTCCGTTATCAGTACTGTGTCTAGCAATAACACGAAGACTGCCTCCGTGATAATCAACAACGTCAAAGTCTGCTATTTCTAATCCCACTTGTTGTAACAAGTTCCAAATGCTTTTAACAGTAAAGTAACTGATATGTTCGTGATATACCATATCAACAAATCGTTCACTTTCAATCATACTAGCCCAATATGGAGCTTCGAATACAAATACACCATCCTTGGCTAGTAAGTCAGCTACAGCACTAGCAAACGCAACTGGATCGTTAGCATGATTGAATACATTGTTTGCCATAATAACACTAGCTGGACCTTCAGCTATTTCAAGTGCCGCCGCAACATCCTTACTAAACAATTCGTTAATAGTTTCTACTCCACGCTCTTTGGCTATGGCACACATAGCGGCACTAGAGTCGATACCAATAGCCTTAGTTTTTTCGTTACTAAACTGGCCGATAAGATATCCATCGTTACTGCCAATCTCTACTACAAGACCTTCTGTGTTGAATTTACCTTTAATGGTATTGGCATATTCATCCCAGTGTTTTCGGGCAGTTTTGCTGTTACTGGAAGTATAACTATAGCTATACAAATTGTAACGATCTTCTGCGTCACTAACATAACCCAATTGTAATCCACCTGAGCTAGGATTTAAATGTAGTTGTAGTGGGAAGACTGGTTCAGACATACGCAACTGATCTTCTGCAATAAATGTATCGGCATAAGCGTGTTGACCAAAATCTAAAACTTTTGTAACGAACTCGCCTGTAATCAAACAGCGGTCTAAATGTGCGCTTTCAGTTATTTTACTCATTATTGTTTTATAGTAGTTTGTATCATTTGTTTGTTAACATCATTTTCCCGAAGTTTTTGCCAGGGATCTTGTTGTCCTGCTTTAACTTTTCCCCAAAATGAAGTATCTTTTCCTTTGGATTTTAAATAGTTTGCTATTACTTCAGTATCCTGAAGCCTTCCCTGCCCAAAAGAAACATGATGAAAATCTTCTGGGTTATTAGGATTTCCCTCCAGTAATTTTCGATTCTTATATGTGAGGTCTTGATTGCTTCCGGTTAAGTCATGTCTGTCATGCGTAGCATAAATTTCAACTATTTCCATTATGTCAAGCATGTAAGCTATTTGACTAAGCTCAGCATCGGTCATTTGATGTCTAGTAACGAATCCAAATAAGTCAAACCATTCTTTTGGAAATATAGGAAAAATAGAATATGGATGTTCACGGTGTACGTGAATCTTTAATAGTTTAAATTCTCCGTCGTGGCCGGTAACAATTTTGTCCCATCCGGTAGTTTCCATGAGAGCATCATCATTCCAAACAAATAACCAATCGGCTGTAGCTTCTTTTGCCAACCCGTTATAGTAGCGATTTAACCCAATGTAGCCCATGGGCTCAAATAACATGACTGTATAATGTGCGCCTTTTTCTTCCAACCAAGGTTGTATGCTTTGTTGAAAATAACGTAATCCAACTTCATCATCATTATCAAAACCTAGTATAAGTTGTACGCTATCTAAATCTAATACTCGATTAAAGATGCTGATTACACTTAATTTTAGTGCGGTTGTTCTACCACGAGTGGGTAGCAATACTGCTATTTTATATTCATTAACTTTAAGTGTTTTAGACTTTGCCATTGTTATCCTTGTGTACGTTTGTACTATTTACTGGATAATATGAGCACTTAATAATTTTTAGTCTTCGTAAATTCTAGACCATTTTGATAATTTTGAAGCCTTGTTTGCTTGGGCGAGATGTAATTCTTCTTTTGTAAATAATTCGTAAGAATTCAACAATTCGATTAGTAAGGTAACATCGCCTAACTCTTGTACTAATTGTTCGCGTTGAGTTGTCCCTGACTTGATATGTAATTCGTCTATACCAAATCTGCGGCACTTACTAACAGCCTGTATAACCTCGGCACACTCCTCTTGGAGTATGTCGAGTATTTCGTTAATTTTATTATTCAAACAAGTCCTCGTTCCATTCACGGCATTTTGTTCCGTGCCATCTTTTGTAGTTTGGGTAAGATATCACCTTACCACAATGCTCACATGGTATTTTTTCAGAATTCATTTTCAAAAAACTATGAGTTCCATTTTCTACCATTCTACTTGCTGTTTCCTTTGAAACTTCTGATTTGGTTCTACCATCTTTTCTCGGCCTGTTAGATAATTCTCTTTGCTTTTCTGGGTCCAAAAACGGATGAGTTCCTTGCTCCATTACTTTTTTTGTTGCTACACTCATTCTCTCTTTAGCCCCTGGTCGTTTACTCGGATTATCGTTTTTCATCCTCTCAGACAAGTTCTTCTTAAATTCATCAGACCTAGGTGCGTGATTTATGTTTAATCCGTTTTTGTTGATGTAATCAAACCCTCCAGTTCCGCCGCGTCTTACATTGTAAGTATCATCTCTTAATAAGAAATCCTCATTTACAATTTCTATTTCTTGACTAATCATATCTTCACGAGTATTAAAATATTCAAGAACAGTTTTAACAAACTGTTCTTTTCCGTATTTTTCATACGCTCTGTTTATGACAGTCCCGCTTCCCATATATCCATCATTTATATCTTTTGTTTGATGGACGCCTACGTAAATTTTATTGTTTACGGTATTTTTAATTTCATACAAGTAATAGAACATTTTTGATCTCCTTACTGGTATTTATACAAAATGTGCGTTTTGTTAGGGACATTGTGATAAAATTATGCAAAAAGGTCTTCGTCCCAACATCTATGCCCCTCTCTAAAAGCCATATTTGATTGTGTTTCGCGAACTTCCACACGATAGCACCATAAACGGTCAGCTTCAGCACTACCCCACATATCTGGAATATAAACACCGTTGACATATTTGTAAAGTTGATCTGCTAGACCTTCACACCCAAGTTTAGGAAGGATAGTAAGTTTGGCTAATTTACGCTTTTCCATTTCTTTATAAAAGTTTAGCTCTGGATCATCCTCTGCTACTAGTAAAGTATGATCAAATTGACTTTCTAAAATACCTTTAAGTTCTTTCAAGCCACCATAATCGGCTGCCCAGTTACGCACATCCAAGTCGTTTGTGCCAAAATAAAACTTCATACTAAATGCGTAGCCGTGAATTAAGTTACAATGACTGTCTGCTCTCCATTGACGATAAGCGCAAGGAAATGCGTTGTGATACTCTTTGGTACTTGTATATTTGTATTGAATTGCTTGGTTTGCCATTTGTTTCTCCTATGTTAAATTATAGCATAGGCGGCAGAATTTGTAAAGCGGGATGACGCCGAAAGACCGCTAACTGTATTTAAGCTCGTTGACCTTTTAACCAATTATTGACTCGTTGTTCAGCTTCTTCTTGACTAATAGCAGGAACCATAATTTCTACAGGACCGCCCATAACATGATTAATACTGTACGGCATAGGATTGCCATCAAACACTAATTCATCCATATCTCGAAAAACTAAAAACTCTTGTAAGTTTTTTGCTCGTTCGATAGCTCTGTTAGCTAGAATGTTTATATTGTCCATGTTATTTCCTTATGAAAAAAGATGCTGGATAAATGCGATAAGCATAATCCAATATACATAAATTTCGTGTAAAATTTGATCAATCATCTTGGTGCGAAGTCCTGTTGTAATTTAATATTATCCATAAACTCTTTCTTTAGATTTCTTTAAGTTTTCAAAAGCGTGTTCGTAGCAATACCCAACTGCCCACAACCTTAAAAACCGCTTGTGTTTGCAACCTTTATACTTACATTTTTGCTGACTTAGTGGAACTTTTCTCATTTGTCACAACATCCAGTTTAATCATAAAACTATTATATAGGTTTAATAAAATAAAATCAACTAAAACGGCAGGGCAAGCAAAAAAATCAATCACTTAAATATCGATCCAACAAAAACTTGGAGAGATAATGGGTTCGGATTACTTGCCGTTTCTTGATTGTAGTTTAATATTATCGTAAAACTCTTTCTTAGTACCCATATCGCTATTAAAAGCCCCAAGTAGTACCGCTGTTTGTGTTAACGAACTATGAGCCATAATGCCCCTGTTAATGCAACAGCCATGCTCACATTCGATATAAACCCCTACATCTTTACTACCTGTTGCTTTCATTATTTCTCTTGCGATGTCGTTACACAATTCTTCTTGAAGTGTACCACGGCGAGCACACCACTGAGCAATGCGAGTATACTTACTAAGTCCAATAAGCCTGTCAGCAGCAATGATCCCAATATAAGCGACCCCAACGACAGGCTGATGGTGATGACTACACATACTACGGAGCTCACTCCGTACAACCAACATACCTTCATATCTATCCTTGCTATTATTTGGAAATGCTGTACAATCTGGGGCAGGTTCATAGCGACCAGCCATGATTTCGGTAAAATACATTTTAGCTAGTCGCTTGGCTGTACCGTGACTATTAGGATCGTTTTCACGATCAATCAATAGTGTGTCCAACACTTTTTCAAAAGCTTCTGTGGCTTCCTTGATTAGGATTTCCTTATCACCTTCGTGTAAGTAATCACTAATATTATCACCAGCCCAAAAACGTTTTTTATCACGCTTCATTTTAAAGCGGATAGCGTCTGCTAGGTTAGTTTCTTTGTAACCTTTGTCGCTCATATTCATTGCGGCATCTTCGTATCCAGGATGATACGGGGCTTCTTCAACTAGTTTATTTGCGTTAATTCTATCTTCTGTTGTAAATGATGTCATAAGTTCTCCGTGTAATACATTATACAGGTTTATTTAGGTTCTTGTCAACTGTTATTTTAAATTGTTTAATAAATTTGTCGCCGAAAAGAATCGTTCGGTTAAACTTTTGGCTTGTTTAGCAATGTATGGTCTTCGAATATCATATGTTTCGATATCTTCAAATATAGTTTTACATATATCTGCTCGATGTAATTCATATGATTTAAAGTTTTTGGTCCAAGCACTGGGATATTTAAAATTATCTTGATACATTTCTCGATAACTTAATCTATCGGGAACAAGAGGAATACAATCTAATATGGCTCCCTCGTAACAACTAATTCCCAATGTTTCTTGTAAGTTGGCACTGAATACTATTTTTGCTTCACCTAACAATGTGTGATATTCGTGCTTAGTTAATTGATGGTCTTGACAAACAACGAATTCATAGTCTGGTAACCAATGTGCCAAATCTCTAAATATTTCAACTTGTTTTTCTGGAGCGATTCTGTGCGGGAATACGATTAAATCGCGTTTAGGTAAATTTTTATATGGAGCCAACGTTTCCTCCATATATTCCATTGGCCATCCTGTTTGTACAATCTTTCCTAACTCTTTAAAACCATCAATAGTTTGTGTCATTCCAATATGTAACAAATTCTTACAAAACATATTGATATGGAATTCGGTAGCAAAGTAGTTATGATCAAATGCTTCAAAGAAACTCTTCTCAGCGAATCTAACCCAAGGTTTATCTCCAATTAAACGCCCTAGAAAATCTTCAGGATCATAACTACCGCTGTGCCATAAACCGTGTAGTGTTACAGGAATCTGTAATAACTCACTCATGTATTTTAAGTTGATGACACCAGGATGCCAAGCATCGGTAAACAAGAAGTGATCGCCAGGCTGTACTGATCCGGCGCAAAATAGACGCCCCATTTGTTCAACTTGACTAGACTTGTATATATTGGTGCCACCAAAATTAAGAAAAGCACCAGGAGTAGTGGCTGAAGGAATATCCTCAGGCCCAGAGATAACTTGAACATTGTGTCCTGCCTTGCGTAAAAGTGTTGGTAAGTGAGTTTTCCACTCGCAAGTATAACGAGTGGAAACACTTTCGAGATCGACTAAAAAAACGGTCAAATTGCTCTTCCTAAACGGCGTGCATCTTCAACCCACATATTCTTAGCGTTTTTGCCTTGAACAAATTTGTTATACTGTTGCCAAGCATATGCTTTGAAATTATACAAATCGTTTTCATTATATCTGTATCCGTATTCAACACAGAAATCCAAAAACTTACCTAGATCATCATGTACAGCGAGTGCGCGAGCACTGGGTTTGTGTTGTTGCTTACCCATTATATTTCCTTAAAATTTAATACTATTTGTTGGGCGAGAAAGTTCATACTTTATGAGGCAACCGTTCTCACCATCTTCGGCTACTTCAATCCATACAGCACGTTCAGGATACCTGGCGGCTATTTGTACATACAAGTCATCGGCTATCATTTCACATGACTTAAAATCGAGTTCTAAAATATCTTTGCTATACAAACTTTCTAACCAGCGTTTACATTGTATGAACTCCAAATCGCGATCATTATGGAACACATCAATCCAGACCCTGAAATGAAAAATATGGCGGTGAGCGTTAGCAAGGAACGATACATCATATTCTCCCGCTGTACATAAGTTTGGATCTGTGGCTGCCGCTGGATAGCGATGCATCCCTTCTTTGCGAAACGTAACCCAAATTTTACGTTCAGCTTTTTCCATAATACGAATAGCTGTTTCTGCTAATATCTGTTGTCTTTGATCCATGTTAAGCCTTCCAAAGTTCTATTGCTACGATTTTACCAATTGTTTCTGCCACATCTTCGCCTTCTGCGATAATATGCGTGGAATAACTATTACGATTGAGCTTGTCATCATACTTGCGAAGTTGTACAATAGTACCTCCTTGTGCCGGCATTACATTAAAAGTCAATCCCTCAATTTCAATTGATGGGCCTGAACAATCTTCAATCGCAATAGAGTCAAAATCGTCGTTTTTTTCTATAGTCATGTAGCCAGCACCGAGCCAGTTTAACATAGCGAGTCTCCATTTACGTGGTAACATTATTTGATTTCCTCATCTTGAGTATATTGATCCCAATATGTATATTTGTTTTTAGTCATTAATTCATTGAGCTGATGTGTCCAAACACCAGGGTTAGTTTTGCCCCAAGTTAAATCATCTAATTTAATTGTAGCGTTGTAATTAAATTGATTAATATAAGGAAGTTTTACGCTAATCATAGGAACAAACTTTTGATATTCGCAGTAACTAGATTCAAGTATACCTTCTGCGTGTTTAACATCAAAATCTAGTGTTACCCAGTAGTCTGCCTCTAAACAGGAAACAATTACTAAATCCCATGCTCTATATTCTTCATGCGATACAGCGACCGGGTTAAAACTTTGACTAGTTCCAAAATAGATATGTTTGCAATCGTTGGCTTTGGCTTTGTCTAATATTTCATCAACAGGAGGTGTACCAACTACAAATAGTGTTTTCATACCATGACAAATAGTATGTTCTACTTCATACCCTACAAAATAAGTTACCGCTTGTCGTTCATTTGTATCTAACATTTAATTTACCAAACAATGTAGCCGCGGCTATAATTGTTAGGACGATTTAAGCCATCGTCGAAGGCTTGTTGCCATTCTGTATTTCTATTATAACTTCTGGTCCAAAAATAATCAACATTTAGTTTACCAGAAGTTATCCAATATTCTGCTCGTTTCATAGCATAAAGGAAATCTGGATTTCTAGGGCTTGGAAATATCATTGTACAGGCTTTCCAAAGTAAATTACCAAAATCTGTAGTAACTTTCTTTTGCGCACCCATAATGATTAATGCGCCTTCGTTTAATAAATCACCATTGAATACATCATCTTTTCCGCTGAGATCTATGACTACATCATATTTTTCAGTTGTACCTAGTAATAGTATGTCACCCCAAATATCTATGTTAGATGATCCTACTACATCAACTTCTATATCGTAACCTTCAATCTTTAATGTATGATAAGCTACCCATGCCAAGAATCCACTACCTAGTATCAATAATTTTTTACCTGGACCTGAGCGTAGTTCAATCTCTTTACTTGCTTGACGTACCACATTCATACCACAAGCCACAGGTTCTAATATGTAGCGTGGATGTGCTTCTGGTATTTTAACAAATTCGCCATCTCTAACATTGTAATAATCAGCATAGGCAGGTTCCCCACGGGTAGCAACATAATCTCCTATGGATATATCATTAACATTTGCCCCAACAATTATAACTTCCCCGATGCCTTCGTGGCCGTTCATATCAAGTGGCAATGGTCCAAAATTACCCTGCATCATGTCAATGTCTGATCGACATACCCCAGTCATTAAAGCCTTGACTACAATTTCATTTTCACCGCAATCAGGTTTATCGTAAATAGTTTCTACAAATTTACCTTTACCGTCTGTATATAAAATTCGAGTTCTCATATGTTTTCTACTCTTTTATGGATCCACAAATCTTTGGTTAACTGGTCTTGCCAAAACTCATCGTTATCAATATTGGCAACAACATCTTTAATCATATTTAGATAAGCGGATTCTGGACATAATCCTAATTCAAATCTTTTTATTGTTCCATCATTTAATTCAAACTCTATAGCACGATCGTCTTCTTTACCACTGGCCCAGTTGGCTTCTAATTTCCAAGTTTTATGTTGACTCATAAATTTAATTTTACACATATCATCAACATCGTATATGCCGTTTTTATCAACAGCGCCATATTCAGTATCACCAATAGTATCTAATGCGTGTACTTGGCGCGATTCATAACCAGTCACATGTGTCATAGTCCAATTATTGTCAAGTGCTATGTACAAACTCAATAAGTGTGGAAGTAAATCTCTACTAACTCCGCCGTATGCTAATGACTTAGTAGTAAACCAAGTACCTGGACCAGGAATACGATTTTTGTTAATCCATTTAAATTTTATAGTATTACTGTTGTCAACATAGCTACGCAATTCATCTAAGTTATCACGCCACATATTATTTTTGACCATTATAAAACGTGTTTTGGGGTAGTCTTCAGTTATATTAAGCCAAGCTACTGTAGATTCTAATCCTGGTTTTTCAATAAACACAACACGACTATATGGTGCTACTTGTCTTGCTATTTCTTCGTGCGTAAAGTTGGGAGTACAAATATGTACAGTATCAAATCGATCATGAGCAAGAATAGCTGCCATAACTGATGGTAAATCAGCACCGCGGCTAATATCTGGATCTACAGTTACAATCTCATGTCCAAGTTCAGTTAATACCTGTTTGTATAACTGACCAATACCCATTCCTACAATAAGACTTTTCATTAATCGTTGGACTCGTGGTTATATTTTAATTTAAGAATTTTATCACGCAAATGTAATTTTTGTTTTTTTAAAACTTCAAGGGTTACATCATCAAACACGCCTGTACTTTCCAAACCATCAATTCGTTTGTTGAGTGCTATATGTTCTTCTTCTAATTTTTTAAGTCGAGTGTTAGGCATTACTATTTTCCAATTCATCAAGTTTAGATTCATCTAATCCAGAATCATCAAGATAATGTTCATCTGGCTCTGGTTCTTCTGCAGCAAATAAATTGCTAAACATGGTACTAGCATTAACAGTTTTTTTGCCTGTAGCCCCGCGGGTGCCAATAATGCTTTGCCAAAACTTATCATACAAATCAATAATAGCAATGGCAGTTTCGCGATCTGGAGCAGAAAATATAGCTTCTATTACATCTTTAAAGTATACAGTATCAAAGCGTTCATCTACAAGCATATTGGGACATTTGCCAGCATCGTATTCTCGATTAGCACGTTGTACCGATTCTAAATGCAACCAAACATTGTGACTCATTAGTAATGCGTAACTAAACGAATCCCAAGAGGTTTTACCTTCTTTACCAATTTTGTTTAGCATTCCTGGTTGATAATAACAAACATCTTTAATTTGTAAATTTTTACTAACAGGACTATCATCAAAATGACCAATTAATCCATCTTGTAGCACAGCATCGCGGTATGAACGTGTATCAGTGGAGTACTTTTTATTGTCAGCAATAAAACTCATACGATAACACCACTTTTGTCTGTCTTCAATATCTATTTGATGATACACTTGACCGTTAGCAGTTGCCAAAAATGGACTGGCACAGTCAAACGATATAGTAAAACTTGGGTTTACATACTTGCGAATGGCACGCTGAATATCTGTTAATAGTAATGCCCATTCTAATTTACTTGTGCCTAAGAAATGCATCCAATCGTGTTGCCCTTCTTTAAGCAATCCATCAAACTTCAAGGCTACCAATCTCCGCAAGACTAAGTCTACATCACACATATTCTGGCCGCCCATGGCCCAACCATTAAATGCTTTATCACCGTAGATGTTTGGATCGCAAAAGTCTTTCATTTGTGCATACCAGTCATCTGCTTGTGCGTGATTCTCACCTTGTAGTACATTTAAAAACTTACAGTTACCATTGCGATGTTTAATAAAGTATTCGTTGTTATATTTGGTAGCTTCAACCGCTTGTTGATATGATTCAATACCTGTTGCTTTACGACCCGCCGGACTGCGTTCTACCCAAGCCGGGATATCAAGAACCATGCCATAGTCCATAATACCATCCATCCAAGTGAGGACCGCTTCACGTTTTTTCTGTGCCGCATCTAATTTGTTTTGATAATCTTTTACGTGATCAATTTTAGTGTACTTGGTGTTACCATTTTTATCATGTTTGGGTGTGCCATCTGGTTTAAGCGCAGGAACTTGTTCAATGCCTTTAGCTTGAGCTTCTGCCATCTTAGCTCGAACTTCTGGTCCATTGGGATCACGCCATTCACCGGCCCACACACCTTTACCAATTTGGAAACCACCCGAATCACCCAATACAAATGTATTAGCACGGTCACGATTTCGTATCATATCTTCGTTCCAATCTTGCTTAGTGAGATCTAAGTTGGCATGACCAGCCGAATACAAACTCCACTTGTATGGAAATAATCCTTTTTGTTTGTTTAACCAGTTAAGCATTTCCATATCTTTGATCTTTGCAGGCATACGAGTAGGAGCTACAAAAGGTCCACTACGCTGTTTGCCAATAAAAGTACCATAGAAGCCGCTAAGAGCCGGAAGGAACAATGCATAGTCCGACTGCTTGGCAGTAAGATCGTCCTGTACTATTGGTTCAGGTGTTGGGGTGTTTTCTTTGATCACTTAGATTGTGCTGGTAAAATAAAGTTGTAAACAGCAAGCCCAGAATCAACAGTAATCTGTGCCGCTCCATCATCACTAATGCGCATAACTTTATCGCCATACAAATCAAGAATGCCAATCACAGTTTTAACTGGCCAAGACCAAGCACGTTTAAGTGTGCCTTCTACGTTAGTTTGAAATACAAAATTACCAGCGTGAGTTGAATGGTCGCCAAAGTAAAACTTTAAGTCGCCATCTTCTGTTTTAGCTTGAAAATTATTTTCTTCTGAATTAGCAGCCGCTTGCATTTTCAAACGCTGAATCGCAGCCGTTGTTGGCTCAAATTCAATATTCCATTTAGCACCTTTAAATTTAACAGTTTTAATACGCTCATTGGCAACTTCTGCCGCCATAAAACGATAGCTATTTTTAAAGTCACCAGATTTATTTTCAAAGTTAAGTTGATCTGGAGCACCAGTATCTTTACGATTAATGGTTAACTTGGCATTTTCCTTATATTCTTGTAAGTTCAAAAGAATTTTAAGTTTGGATAAATTTGGCATGCCAAATGTACCAATAAATTCAGCCACTGGGTTAGACAAAGTTCCCTCTACTACAACTGAACGGTCTTCAGCTAAACCACTGATGCTTGTTTCTTTATCAGTTCCAACAACTTTAACTTGATCAATACAACCCAAGTCAAAAGTATGACTAACTAAGTCCAAAAGATTATCACGCATTTATATTTCCTTTATGTAATGTTAATAGTATAACAGCTTTATTTAGATTTTACAACGGTTTTGAAACTATTTCTGCCAAACTTTGACCACCTTTTATTGTTGTTAATTCACCAGGTTTACACAATTCTAACCAAGTACTGGCTTGGTCGGTATTGTCAGTATATACAATTTGGTATCCTAAACTCCCAGCAAAACTTTTAATCAAATGCCCTGGTGTGTAAGGCCGTTCATTTTTTTCTACTAGTTTAACAGCACTTGTTTTATCACAATCGTTAAAAGTTAAGATAAATGTTCCGCCTGGTTTGAGTTTTTGATAAATTTCAATTAAATATTTTTTTATCATTTCAAACGGACGATAATTTAAATAATTATAGGCCAAACATAACCCAAATTGACTATCGGGTATCTTATCTAAAATATCTTTATCAAAATTTTCAGTAATGGTATAAGAGCGTAATCGATTTTGATATTGTTCAGGGAATTTTCCTAATGCTGATAACAGTAAATCGTGTTTTACGTCTATTATGTATAATGGATCAAATCCTACCATATCTTCTATAAATTCTTCTTGTCCTGGATGAATAACGATAGCGGCATATTTCCAATCTACGTATAATCGTAATCTACTACGCAACAATTCCATATCCTCAACATACCCTTTTCTAATTTTAAATATAGTATCAGGATCTTCAGATAACTCCCATTCAATTACTTCTTTATAAGATTTATAACTTTCTTGAAACCAGTGTTTTTCACTTTCTTCTATGTCTTTTTTTATTCCTAATTTAACTTGGTCAAGCTCATGTTCAAAATTATCAAATGCTTGTTCTATGGTTTGTTTTGTATCATTCAGTCTGTTGGATAATTGTGTAATTTCATTTAATGAATGAACAGCTACTTTTTGAATTGGAATAGCCGATAATTTATCTAATTGTGTTTTTACAAGTACAATATCGCTTAAAGGCATTTAGAACTCGAATAATGTTTGGAATGTATTTTCTGTGTTAGTAGCACTTGCTAAATCCCAGTTTAATACACTTAATAAATTGTCAATTTTTTGATCTACAATAGTAGCTTCCATTAATCCATCGTCAAAGGGTAATTCTTTAAACCAATCCGGTAATCGTTGTTCGTCAGTTGGGTATCCAATACTAGTCCATCCCATGGGATTGGGTTTTAATTTACACACAATGGTTTTCATTCCGTCAACTACCGCAATAGAATAATTGTCGCTGTTCATGCGACGCATATTGTTCCAGTTCAATGCTGCTCGAACATGCCCTGGCATATTTGCTTTGCCTTCAGCTTCTTCGGCTTTTCCATATTTGGTTAAATTGTTGACACGTTTAGGAGTTCCTTTTTCCCAGGCTGGACGCTCAGCAAACGCATATTTAAATTCTCGAATACGGTCTACGATTTCATCTCTCGTAGTACCTGTCAATACTTTTTCTAAAATTTCATACAAAAATTCTTGAATAACTTTTGGTGTATCGCTTCGTTTTAAATCTAAGCCCATAGCTTTAATTTTGCCATGTGACCCATTAATGTCAAGACGTTTATTTTCTAAATCATAAATTAATACAGCATAACGTTTTTTAGTAATGAACAAACTGTTAGATGCTATTAATTCTCTACCGGCTTTGATTAATTCACCAGCTTCTCTAGGGCAGTGGAACGCTTGTTCCATAAATGCTGGAAACGATAAATTTACTTGTTCAGCAATTGAATCATATAATTGAATACAAATTTCTTTGCTCCATTCCATATTGCCTGCCGCAACTTCTTTTTTGAGAACGGGCCAGGCACTAAAATAACACGAGTCTGTATCGCCATATACAATAGCATCACCCAAATGATCAAACTTGCCGGTAATACATTCGTTGATATAACCTGCCATATGCCGAGCAATACTGCGTCCAGATAATGTGGTTGATTGTCCAATACGTTTGTCCGCAAATCTACAATGCGGATTAAGAATTGCCCCGTATAGGCTATTCAAGTTAATCTTTTTTACAAGTTGTCGTTTATCCCAAAATGCAATTTCTTTAGGATCGGTAGCTTCTTTTTTCTTTTCTTGCATTTCTTTTCGTTCGGCATACCAACGCTCTAATAATCCAGGAACGACACCTTTCTTTTCGTAAGTAACGATAGTGCCATTGGCTGTTAACATCCAAGGTTGATTACTATTAAAAATCATTTCCCATATTTCAGAAGCAGAATGTACTGAATGTTCCCCGTCCTGCCAGTCAATAGTAATTTCAGTGCCACGCTGTTGTTCCATGATTGCTGTATATTCCAAACTGGCAAATACACCTTCCCAAGCCGCGGCAAATGTTTTTCCTTTAGATACTAATTCGTCGATATAACGTTCAGTCATTACAGGTCTTAGTTGCCCAACTACTGTTTCCATTCCCATGTTTAGTGCGCGGATAGCACTTGGATATAGAGAGTTAATGTCTACAGCACCTACCCATTCATGTGTTCCTTTTTTGGGATACGCAACATAGGCACCAGCAGCCGCAGTTTCATCATCAGTTAATCTTTGTTTACGATTTGGCACAACAAGCCCACGTTCATGTGCTTCGTTAATAATAGCTTGCTCAGTTACAGCCACCGCTCCCATTGTAGTTGGAAGTAATACAGTATTGGCGTGAGCTAATTCATTTGCTAATTCGATAAACCGCAACTTTTTATCTAACTTGTCAAGTAACAATGTATCTTGTCTATTATATTCAATAAACTTTTTAAAATTTTGATTATATAATTGATCTAGCGTACCTTCGTATGCTGTTTTACTTTCACTTAATTCATATTCACCAATAGCATCTAAACTGTAACTATGTCGCTCTTCGTATGTGTATTTGCGATATAATTGCATGTAGTCCATGTGTACACGACCAACAATATCATAAGTTGTACTAGTGGCGCCAAAGCGTTCGAATTCTCGTTGTTTAGGGTATTGGCCCCATAAACAAAATCTACGGGTGTCGTCTTTGCTTAGTATTCTAGTAATACGATTGATAGTATATGGCACGTCATATCCTTCACTATTCCAGCCGGATATAACATCAGCATCTTCAATTAAGTCAAGGAATGTTTTAAGCATATCAGCTTCATGCTCGAACACAATACAATTTTCAAAGTCAGCGGCAACTTCCTGCGCTGTTGCCAAACTCATATGTGCGGGCGGAACAACTAAAGTAACCAGTTGATTCATCCATTGTAGGTAAACTGAAATGGCAGTAATGGCGTTGAACGGATCAGTGGTAGGAGAAAATCCTTTGTCTTTGTGGAAGTCTACTTCAATGTCAAAAAACGCTGTTTGAAGCTCAGGAGCATCTTTGCCTTTATAGTTTTCTTCTAAACAACGGAATATAGGATTGATATCCGATTCATAAAGTTGTTTGCCACGTTGGATAGCAACTTCTTTTCGAAACTCTTTGGCGTTGCGACTGGAAAAACGAGCAACAGGAGTGCCATATATTGAAGTAAATTTACCACGCGGATCGTTGTAGTAAAAGATATAATCAGCTGGATATTCTTTGTAAACACGTTCGCCGTTGACACGTTCTACAACATGGATACGATCATGTTCGCGATCGTATAGACAATCTACATAACTCAAATTATTCTCCGTTTATGGCCGGTAAGCCGTGTCTCATGTTCTTTAAGTGAACGACTCTTACTTCTAACTATAATATTTATAGTGTCTTACCAACTTGTGTGAGAATTTGTTCAAGTAAAGCATGGTCATCTTGTTCACGACCAAATTCAGATTTATGTGCCAAGCGAATGGCTTTTTTGAGAATGTTGGGTTTGATTTCCAATTCTTCAGCAACTGCTTTGACAGTGTCACTTAATCCGCCAGTCAGTGTTTCAATTTCTTGCATAACCTGCATGCCTTCATTAATGACTTGAGTAAGTTTATTAGTTTGTTCTGCGGTAAAAATTCTGTCTGACATTTAAATCTCCTTTGATGTAGTATTATACACGATTAATTAATTAAATTGTAGTAAATTGGTAATGCTACTTTTAGAGGTTCCGGTAGCGAATCGGATTACTCAAGGCAGTAGCCGCCCAGCCTACGGTAACGAATTACCGGTCCTAAGGCCATTCTATTCGAAAGTAAACAAACTGCTAGGATCTGATTTTTCCTCCGGCAACAAGTTACTTCCTCGATTTCTATAATATGTTTCGTTATAACTATGTAACACTTCTACAGCTTCTACCGCCGGTAGTCGTAACATTTTATATATTTCATCTGTACAAAAAGAATTATGAGTATCAGTAAATTCTTTATGATTTATTAAACCCACGGTTCCCAATTCTGTGTGAAAGTTATTTTTGTGAACGGTTGTGATTTTTTTTCGGGTAGCCAATTTGACTAATTGCTCACTAATAGTTTTATGACGTGCTGTTAATATGTCTTGTACTTCTTTGATAACTCCTGCTCCATATACTGATTTAAGTACATCAGCGGCTTCACTTTCTTCCACTATAACAGCATAGTCTTTATGTGCGTAGCTCCAATCATGTTTAGATAGTAATACAGTAGGGCAACTGTGAGCAGTTTCTAATGCTCCTAATCCAAAAGTTTCACTAACTGCTGGATGATATGCAGCCGCCAAACTTTGTATAATTCTTGTTTTTTCCGCGCCAGTGACACCCACGTGAATTTTATACTCAATACCTTCTTGTTTAAAACGTTCCTTAAATTTCTTAGCAGATGTTTCTGATGGCACCAGTACTACGCCAGGTAATCCCGAGGCTTTAAGTGCGGCAATATATGCTTCGGGATTTTTACGTGGTTCCCAAGGGCCAACAAATCCTACTCCCCAACGTTCTGTTGGCAATGTGCTAAAATCAAGTAATTCTTTTTCTGGAACTAATGGAGGCACAACTAAACATTCAGTCACTTTGTCAGGATATTGTGTTTGAGCATTTTCTTGTATCCAATCACTTTGGCAAGCCAGTAGTACATCGGGTAAGTTACATAAAGCGCGATAACGATCGGTTACACCAGGAGCAAAAATGTCATGTTTAACTTTAACTCCAGCTTCGGATTCATGATGCGTAGGATGTAGTACTGTGCAATATTTGTGTACACCAATACCAGTTACAGCATCCAATGCTTCGCCAGTATTTGTAATTATCATATCGTAAGTATGATGACGCAATGCGTAAACTAATGCGTTACGAAAATTAATGCTCAGTGTGGTATCAAATGGTTTTGAAAAAGAAGCCAGTTCTTTGTAAACATTATCATCTATGGTAGTAGGAGGACTAATCCACTGAACCCGTAATTCATATTGATCAAATAAACCATCACGTCTTACAGGAGCATCAGAAATGACATCAACGTGGTATCCTAAACTTAATGCCCAATCAATAATACTTTTAGCATAAGCACCTACCCCGCGATAAACAAAGTTAGTGCGGGCAACCAGTATACCAATTCGTTTAGTAGATTTAAGTGTCATATGCTATGATAGCATATTTATCTTGACTAGTCAACTAAACTGGAGAAAATGGATTTTTTGGAGTGTCATACCCATCATCTTCTGGGTATACCGGATACTCGTTTGGATTCATATTACTTTTTAATTACGATATTAGCAGGAGCATTACCACCAACAGGATATGTTACACCTTCGGCGGCTTGCGTAAATCCAATTTGGCCTGGTTTGACATGGTCATTTGTCCAAGGACTTTCCATGATAGGACCGTAGCAAGATGCCAATTTTACGCCATTGACTTTTTGTGCTTGTATATCGCATGGAAAACTCCACATATTGCTCATACCGGTTGTTGATGTTGTGCCAATTGTAAAACTTCTAAATGCGGCTGGGGCTACTGCCCATGTTGGTTGTTGCGGATAGTTTGTTTGAGCCGGAACTCCAAACAAACTCCAAATTTTACCTGGTCCAGGAACATCACACGATCCATTCATTAAACTCAAATTGGCTACAGCATCGCCGTGAAGTATGGGACAAACTGCCATACCTTCTTTGAATGTTTTGCCATCAACCTTCATAGTTTTACCTGTTGGTGTTGTTGGACTAGCAGCACAAAGTGCATAGTCAATGTTTTTGCAAATGTGTAATGGCTCGGCTGAAACTGCGCCTGCAAATACTACTAGCGTCATTGCTACAATATTTTTAAATTTCATTATGTTTCTCCCAATTATAATCTACATTTACTACCGCTTTGTTTTGATTGGCATAATATGCTGTTGGATCAAAATTATCTGAGGTTACTTTAATATTTTGTTTACCGCCATTATCAAAGTATACGGTCCAAACATAGTATTCGCCTGGCTGTAAACTTTCATCTACTTTGTTTTTAATTATGCGTAATGCAGTGCCAGGTAAATTATTTGCTTGCCCACCATCTTCGAGATCAATATAATAAGTTTTTGGAGCTCCTTTAAAAGAACCAAGTTTAATTTCTCTAATCCATCCAATTTTGCCCGCATCACTGCCTTTGATGATTTTAACTTGTGTACCTAAACCTTTGGCTTCATCCATTGCGCCATAATATGTTTCGTGCGGCGCTATTGGTCCGCGCTCTTCATTATTTTTGTATAAACGATTATTTGCTCTATCAATACCACGTTGATGTTTTGGTTCTAGCTTGCTATACATATTAGGCTGGATACCAATGTTGTCAGCTTGTTTTTTAATAACATCAGTGTAGTACTTTTCAATTTTATCTTTAGATATTTCGTTTATTTTTTTTTTAAATGCTTCTTTGGCTTCTTTGTAAACAGCGGGATTTTTTGCAAAATTATAGTCATTGTTTACTGCCCACTCCATAAAATTCATACTTTCATCGAATGGAATAGTTTGTGCTTTATGCTTGGCATTGCGGCCTGCTGCCATGGCTTTTTTTAACTGATTGGTGTGTTTTCCAGCACCGGTAATGGGAGAATTTTTAGCAACAAAATTACGTTTACGTAATGGCTCTGATAGTGGTGAGGACTTAACGGTCATGTTACCTTCAATACCTTCTTCTATATCATCACCCACCATACGTCTACGTGATAAACTAGCAGAGTCAGTTCCTTTCCAATATCCTGGAAATTCTGGACCAGCATGATGATGTGCGGCAGTGGACATTGAACCTTCATTTAAATCTTCTTTGCCAAACGCAATATAACTATCGCCGTTCATGTCACCATTGCGAACAACAAAACAAGCATCGTTTTCATCGCCAGATTCATTTTCACCAATAGTCCAACCCATCTTGGCTAATACTTCTTCAACTTTATTTTGTGTAGCTTCGTCACCATTCCACCATAAGCGAGCAAACTTGAGTAAAGTATCTTCCTCACCTTCATCACCTAGGGCAAACTCTCGTAAACTTTCGGCAGGTTTGCCTACAGGTTGGTATTTTGTGATTCCACGTTCTTTGTTAGCACTATTGCGCCATGAAATATATTTATTCATAGCGTTTACACCACCACCATGCTCATCAACCTGTGATTGAATCTTGTCTGCGTAGAACTCACTTGAGTAAACTTTGCCGCCGTTTTTTTCAGCATATTTTTTAGCGCCGATGTGTGTCTTAAATCTAATTGGTTTCTTGCCATCCTGGTGTACAATCCAAGCACCTTTAGTTACTGTATGACCAAAGTTTACGTCGTTTACTGCTGCTTCTTTTTTTACTATATCTTTATCATAGTCAGTAGGGGCAATAGTAATAACACTGGCGTCACGACCGTCAGCTTTGAATTTGGCTCGTAATTTATTTGCTACAGCTTCTGCATGATCTTCGTTTTCAAAATCTCGCCACTTCTTACCTTTGATATACACTGAGTAGGGTGTGCGTGGTCGGCCGGTTCTTTGACTAACAATCGCGTCACTCCAGCCTTCCGACATATCATGTTCTTTAACAGGAGTATTTAAATGTTTTTCTAAACGATCAATTGCGCCTGACATATCTTCTTTGCCTCGATTATGTCGTGCTGTCATTTCTTCTTCACGCTTTTTAGCGGCCGCATCACGTTTGGCGGATTCTTTATTCCATTTATCGCGAGCAGAGTCGCCTTCGAACAAATCAAATATATTCATGTTTATTTTTCTTCAAGATAATCAGTAGATTGTTCAGCATCGTGTTTGGTCTTACGATGCGCTACATACATTTCTAATGCTAATTCAGCTTCTGCTAATGTTTTAAATCTTGTTGGTAATTCTCGTCCAGCACGTTTAATACAAAATCCATCACGTTCATCACCATGTAGTTCAACTAATAGTGTGCCACCGCCTGCTCCACCTGCTCCGCCAATAGCAGTATCGCCACATTCCACTGGTACATGAACTGTTTTTACTGGCGCTGTAGTACTTTCTGCGTATGTGGGATTCCCTCCACCACCTGAAGCTGATTGCGGAGGAGCTTCTGTTGGGTTTTCATCCAATTCTTCTTCCCAATCTTCGACATCTTCTTGATCATTGTGAAATTCAACATCTGATAAATGCATACTTGCTTCATCGCCATTGTCAAATTTTACTACAACAAATTTACCTGACGGACTAAATTCTTCAACCTTAGCAAATTCACCTTGATAATGATTTGGTCCCATAACCATAACGCGGTCGCCTACTTCAAGTTTTCTGTGGTCTTCGTCTAATTCTTCAGTTCCAAATTCATATTCTGCGTAGTCTAATGCTTTTTGCTGGTCGCTAAATGGGCCAGCAATATCAAACCCGCGACGGAAATCATTTTGAATATGTTGCCAGATATCTTGAGGTGTCAAATAACTCATATAAGTGTGTGATCCACCCCAATTATATGGAGGATTTCCACTGACATTGCCTTCGCGCCAACGGCCATCTTGCTTATAAATTTCGCCAACAAATGTTGAGTCATCATCGCGGTCATGTAAAACAACATAGAATAAATCGTCATCACCTTCTTCATCGTCTTCATCGTCTTCATCAGCTTCGTCAACTTCTTGATGAGCTTTTTGTTGTAAGTCTAAATCCTTTAATTCTTTTTTCTTTAGATCTAAATCTTGTTTTTTCTTTTTGATTAAATCTGAATCTTGTTTTAATTCTTCTTCGGCAGATTTTAAATAATCAGCTAGTGATGCTTTTACTTTGGATACTACATCTTCTTCCATATTAGCTTCAGCAACAGGAACGCCGCCAACATCAGGTATAACATTTTCATCAGCTTTTTTTAAATTATTAAAAAGTGCTGGCTTCTTTTGTTTTGCCGCAGACAATGTTTCTTTATCCTTGGGAGCAATACGTCCTTCAAGAATAGCTAATTTTTCTACTATGCTGTAAAATTCATTATCCATATCACTCTCTAGATTCTTTTAAAAAACTTGATAGCATCCAGATATACTTATTAGTAGCAGTTAATCTTTCAGCAATAAAATTTGCGATGTCTTGTTTATTTTCTGCTGTGGCAGCAGCAAAACATTCATTGAGAAGTTCAATCATAATATGTGAGTCATGCAATAACTCTTCTATCATTAGTTGTGCTCTTGGCACTTTAGTTTGATCTTGAATACGTGATAGTTCTTGATAACGAGTTAGGCTTCCCGGGGCATATTCGTCTAGTGTGCGAATAAATTCCGCAATAGTATCTACAGCCCCGTAAGCATCTTCGTAGATTTTTTGTAGGAATTTGTGATATTGATAGAAGTCTTTGCCTTCTACTGACCAATGAAAAAAGTGTGCTTTAAGGTAATAAGTAAATGTAGAAGCAAGTAGCACTTTTAATAATTCAGCAAGCATTATAAATCCTTTATATATTATCTATTATTTAGTTAAATTAACTAAATAGAAGTGTAGTTCGCGGGACTGTAATCCCCAACTACCCTAATGCTTTAAAGGAGCAATCAGCATGAGTATTTACTATCTCTACAAAAAGACTCGCAGAATAACAGGGTTACAATATTTAGGTCAACCATCTAAAAATCCATTTAAATATGAAGGTTCGGGTGTTGATTGGACTTTGCATATACAAGATTATGGTTATGACGTCGATACCGAAATTTTATTAGAAACTGATAATAAAGAAGAAATGAAATCTGCTGGAAGATACTACAGCAAATTATGGAATGTTGCCGAAAGCAATAATTGGGCAAATCGTATACCTGAAACAGGGGGAGGGCCGGGCGGCGTTAAAGGAAGAGATAGTGTTAAATCAGATAGATGCCCTGAGGGGTATTATCGTGGTGTTGGTTCAATACAAAGAAATAAATCAAGAAATAAATTGGTTAAACTTTAGATTTTTCCTTATATGTTTTATACTCTTTAGGAGTATTAGGAGTAGAATCTATAGTTTCAACTCCGATAAAAAATGAATCTGCTGGTATTCTTCTTTGTACAGCGCCTAGCGGCATTGCTACAGTGGCAACACTGCCGCTAGCAGTTGCCCCAACTGATGCCTCTTCTTGCAAATTAACAAATTCATGTAATCTCATGCTGTAATCCTAAAATGTGTGTTGTCGACGATCTCAGCTGGCCCATAAGCTACAGATAAACTGCCCACTTTAAAAGTGGCTAAATGAGGAGGTACCAGCTCATATTTTAATTCATAAATTCCAGGTTCTGCCTCAACTTGTAAATTTTCCTGTAAAACTTTATCGGTCCAGCGCCAAGTACGTTCAGAAAATAACTCATCGTTAACATATAGTCTGTATGTGGGAGATAAACCTTCCCAATCACAGTCAATATTACTCAGTATGCGAACAAATTGTTTTGTCATACTGTATTTAGCGTATTATATTTTTAGTATTATTTGCCAGTCCATTTGGCAATCATAGATGCGCCAGCTGAATTATATATTCCATTACCGCGCTGGGCACTTTTCATTGATTTAGATCCTTGTGCTACAGGGAAAGTATATGTATGGTATTCAGGTCCCGACCATAATACTTGATTATCTGGTCCAGGGTTATAATCTTTTTTAGGAGCAGTTTTCATACCCATAACTTCTACACCGGGTATCTGACTTAGTTTAAGCCATTGGCGAGCACCGTGTTGAGTTTGTGTTTCGCCTGCTACTAGAGTTAATTTTAATATACTTAATGCTATACCATATAATGCCATACCTAAGCCTCGACCTTGATATTCGGGAGTAGCAACAACAGTTTCAACTCGCCAAAGTGGAATGGGAGCTCCTAATTCTTCTAAATCTAATTCGGCAATAATTTCTCCTTTGTCATACAAAGTAATTTCTATATTATCGTTGCCTTTGCGATTTACGTGATATTTGTATCCACTACCACCTGGCAAGGGTTTTGAACCTACAGGTTCTTGCTGTGGGGTTATGGTATCTGCATCGCCCCACCCATCTAATTGGCTTTTTGGTATGCGGGCTATTTCAAAAAATCTCATTTAGCAGTTCCAGCGCATTGGCTTAGCACCTTTTGCGACAGGTTTAAATCCATGACGTTTGTATAACCTAGTCAGTGATGCTTGACTTACATTGCCTTTAGCCCAAGGGTATAATGTTAATTTGATACCGGCCTCTTTTGCTTGTCGCTGTAATTCTTTAATAGCGCGACTACCAACGCCTTTGCGCTGTTCGGGGCCAGCCATAATCCAATCTATTTCTACTGTGTCAGGTGCCGTTCCAGGTTTAAGTTTGAACGCGGCAAATTGTTGATCTTCGCCCTCACCCCATACCATAACTTTATCTGCTTGGCCATAAGGCCAATCTGGATACTGACTATATACGCTGTCAATAAACTGTTGGGCACGACTTGATTCAGCACTTTCAGTAATGCCTTTGTCCAAAAATGTATCAGCAAATTTTTTACAGAGTGATTTTAATTTTTCATTTTCAGTGACAATAACTATAAAACTATTTTTACTGTCCTGTGTGGGATCTTGATACCCACAATAGGCTAATTTGACATGTTTTTCATTTAATAAATCTGTACAGCTAACACCATAGCGATTATCGCCAGTATCTTCACAGCATGGGCTCAGTGTAGTAATTACAATACTGCCTTTTGGCAATTCTCCATACTCTTCTTCATACTTGTCTATGGCTGCTCGTTCAGCATGGATTCTTGAATTTCCATATAGATAATTTACACCAGTGACTAATCTACCTCGAGGATCTAATACCGCGGCAGCTACCATACCATAAAAGTCTGGATTATCTTGTTGACCTTCGATAACCATATCGCAAAGCTCAACAAGAACTGCGTCTAGTTTTTCACGACTAAACTTTAGTTTAGGTTGGATAAAATCGTTTAAAATCATTTTAGTGGAACATTAAAAAACTGTTAATTACATCCAATCTGTTGGCAGCACGGTCTCCGTGTCCTGCTGGAAATATAACCACATTCCACTTAGGTTGAGGGCCTTCAGGAATTGTTAACATTTGATCGTATGTGATAATTGATGCTGGATCAATTTTATACCTAGTGGCCAGCATTTTTTTAAATTCTTCCCATGCTTCAGGACTTTTAACTTGTGTACGACCTTTGGTATCTTTAACATATTTGCCTTTAGCATCCGTAACAAACAATGTGCGGAACAAGTCTTTGGGTAATGTTACAGCATCTTTCACTGCGTTTCCTTGAGCTTTGTGTAGTTCAATTTGCTTTTCTTCACCGCGTTTACTTCCCGAACTAAAGTTAACAATAAAATTATCTGGTTTGTTGGCAGTCGCAGCCGCGGCTATTTTTGTATAAGCATAAAATTTTACATCTGGATTAGTACGAGCAACGTTAAATGCTAGATCTAAATATTCTTTACTAAAGAAATCTCCAGCATCATGCCAGCGTACAACTAATCTAATACCATGCTTGTCTGCTTTGCCTTTAAGACCTTGTATTTCTTTGTTAACCATGGCCATATATCCAGCAGGGTCATTGACTAAAAAGTTTAATGCTTGTGCAGCTGACATACTACTAGCAGGGAACATTACATATCCACCTTTACGAGCGTAACAAAATAATTGACAACCACCAGCACCAGGGCAAGTAGTAATTTCTACAAAATCGCCTGTTTCCTCGTCCACAACAACACCGCTTAATGCTGGCAATGTTAAGTCATAAACAATTTCGCCTTCTGTAGCACTCTTACTCATTTTAGCATTAGTGCCTAATAATGAACGAGGGCGGGTAGTGATTTGTCGGGCTAAATCATCTAAATCCCATTCGGTACCTTCGTCATCTTTAGTAATTGCTTTGATATTGCTACCGTGTATGATTGGAGCAAATCTATCTTTCTTTGTCTTAGTACCAGTTTTAATACGATCGGTATAACCTTGTAACTCATCGCGACTCATTCGGCGATGTGGAGCATTTAACCCAATAGCTTCATTTGTAATTTCTTCTACATTTAAAATTTTAGCCCCGGGGTGGTGAATCTCAACTTTATGTTGTGCGATTCGTGCGCTCTGAGCTTTGACCTTAAAGTGTTTTATGACACCGTATATATTTGCTGTAATTCTAAATTGTTTATTAAATTGGCCGGCTGCTAATAACCCACTAATGTCAGATTCTTCAACACCTTGATCTTCAATATGTAACGGAGTGACTTTAAATCCACCTAGTGTTGTCTGTGCAGATTCGATAATAAATTCACGAGCTTTCATTGTTAATTCCTTTTAAACAATTCTAATTCTTCCATCATACGATGTACTATGCCATCTGGACGTAGTTCTTGTGGACGACCTTGGCTATCAGTATCTAATAATAACTTATTGGCATTTTTGCCAAGCGCACCTGGGCGTATATCTACAGTAAGTGCCATTTCAAAACGTGGATCATGTGCTTCTGCGGCAGTGGGGATATAGCCAGTAGCTTCATTTACTATAGGATCTGGTTTCCAATTTCTAGACAAATTAGTAATATATCGCCTAGCCTTGGTCATATCCAAATTAGTAGGATTGGAATAATCTCCGGGTTTTTTAAAAATTAAATCAGCACCTTTAAAAATCAAAAGACCTTTATCAGTAAATTTAATTCTATAACCTTGAATGGCAAATTCTTTTCCAGCAAGTTTATCTTGTTGCCATTTAACAATTTTTTCGCCAGCAGGTGTAATGGCTCCGTATCCTTCGTCAATAATATTGTCAGTAAACAATTCAGGATGCATACTACCATAGTCGCGCATAATTATGCCAGCGCGAGCATTAGCTTCATTTTCAAACTCGCTTCCAGTTTCTCCTGCTGTATCTGGCATATCGATAGTTTCGTGCTGGTGTTGGTGTGTAAGTTCGTGTGCCAGGGTACGAAGAGTATCCATAATATGTCTAGATCCTACCGCCACCTCTAACTCACCTGTTTGAGGATTAAATCTTCCAAATGTTTTATTGCGTTGTGACCATGTTGGATCTCGGCGTAATCTTAATTTAGGAGGATTATCTAATTTTAATTTGTCAATACAAAATTTTACAAAGTCATCAATGATATTTGTTTCTGATTGATTATTATCATTTTCATTGGTAAATTCACAAGTGCTAGGATCAGTACCATCAGGCGTAATACCTACTTCGTTTAATTGTCCTTCATTGGTAAATTCACAAGTGCTAGGATCAGTACCATCAGGAGTAATACCTACTTCATCAATGTAATCTCGATCAGATTTATATCCATATACAACTGGGGTAGGCGTACGTTCGCGTTCTTTTAAACTTAATTCTTGACTTTTTGCTGCTTTACGAGCTTTGGATAATTTTTCTAAATCACCTTTATTGCGGAGCAGTTTGAATGCTAAATTTTCAGCACCAAATTCTCCATGTTCAGCAAGACCAGTTTGACGCAAAGCTCTTATTTTATCCATAACCTCGGACATTTTTTCTGTAGAATTAGTTTTGATAGCTTCTCGAATACGTTTGCTTAAATCTCGATATTTGCTACGAACACTCATGTCATCTATGTCAGCATGTTTTCTACGAGGTACTTGTATCCAATTATTATTTAAAATACTATAAATTCCTTGACTATGATGCGCCTGTCCAGCATCTTGTACATATAACTCAACTGGAATACCTTTTATGGTAATTTTATTTTCGCTATTATATATAAATTTCTTAGCATCAAATAACTCGCGATAAACTTCGTTATTAGCTTCATTGGATAAATCAACAATTAAGTGTAAATCTATGTCTGAGTGTGGCGTATAAGAATAAGCGGCATTGCTACCAGATATTGTTATGTCTTTAAGTTCTAAATCTTTAACTCCCAAAAATTCGCTAAAATCAGCGGCAATGGCTAATAATTGATCCTTTATTTCGGGGTGTAAATGTTCTTGCCTATCCCACAATAAAGGATTAAGATGGTCATGAAACTTTACTGCATCGGCTAGATTATAAGATTTAAGTTCTTGAATGTTCATTAATATATTTAGTGCAAAAAAACAAAACCGCTAACATTGCTGATAGCGGCTTTGCCCGTTTATAAACTATTCAGTTTATTTTTTCTTTTTTCCCTTACTACTTGCTATAACCTGAGCAGCCGGAGCAGCCGGAGCAGGAACAGCGGTAGTATCAACTGGGGCTGCCATTGCTGGTGCCGGAGCCGCACCAGTAGCCTGTGCTACAGTCTGTGCTTGTGCTTGATTGTTAACCACAATTTCATGTAAATCTTTGTACAGTTGATCTTGGGTAGCAAAGTCAAATACATAAGTTCCAGTATGACGTAGCAATACTCGTTTATCTACCCAAACTTTACCACCTAGATCGCGCCAGTTTTCGCAGAATGTCCAATCTTCACTATAATAGCGATTTTCGCGAACTGCTGTGTCAAAATAAGTTTTCATATACACATTTAACTCTGGTGGGAGACCAATATCGGAGTTAAATGGTTTAACTGCTGGGTGAGCATTTAATTTTTCAAATACTCCACGTTTCATTAAGAGGAAACCTGTGCCTGTTTTAGTAACTTCTTGTAAACCATCTGGACCTTCTTCGGCACCTTCAAAGCCGTTTACACACCATTTAACTGGCAGTGATTTCATCGGGTATAGTCCACCAATAACATCCACATCACGATTTAACATAACTAGCAAATGCCATGGTTCCCAACCAATGTCAGCATCAATAAACATTAAATGTGTGGAATCTGGATTTGAGAGGAATTTGGCTGTGAGAGTATTACGGGCACGAGAGATTAAACTCTCATTGGTCATGGTTTCCATAGTCCAATCAATGCCCAATTGACGAGCAGTATTAGCCCATTTAATATAGCTCATGAAAGTTGATTCTGTTAACATTCCACCGTAACAGGGCATACAGATGTGTACTCTAGTAGTTTTTAAGAAATCAATATTGATTTGTACTTGACCGGGTCCAGGTGCCTGTTGAGCTGGGGCTTCTGTTGTTGGAGTTACTTCGGGGGCTTTTGCTTCTACTGCTTGATTTGTGGATACCATTTTTTCCTCTGTTAAAATATGTCCTAATATTTAACAGAAGTTATATCACCGGTAAAATTTTCTGCCTGTTTTTTCGTCTATGTAATTAGGTATTAAATCTTCGTCATAGGAACGATAACAATGTGCAGCTTTACGTTCAGCTAGTATAGTTGATTCTAATAAACGTGCTTTTTTTGCTTGGTATTTTTTATTTTCACGTTGCAATGGCGCCGGGGTATCTAATACATTGGCATCAAGTGGAGGCGGTTGTAATACTACTTCTTTAGTCTTTTTAGCTACGCCTAATTTCTTGTCAAAAATATCTTTAATTGCTGAATCATCGACACCATATAAATCATGGATAATTTGTTTACGGTCATTGTCATTTCCATCTATATACAGTTTGCGTATTGCTGTAGCAGAATTGGCGTCTTTTCCTTTAACTTTAAATGTAGTAGTCGGAGTTACCATAACATAACCGTGTTTAGTTAATGGTTGCAATTTTTTACCATTTTCTGGATATGGTTGCATGTAAGATGGCTCACCGTTTTTCTTCACTCCAAACGTAAAACGTGGCTTTTCATCAGTCATATCTTTTTCAGATACAGCAAATACCAATGCTGTATCTTCAGGATTAGAAATATCACGTGTAATTTCCTGCGCTTGATATGGGTTCCGAACTTGCACAATGTGACTAGCTGGAATTCCCAATTTGGCAAGCATTTCTACTTTATCTGGATAACTAAAAGGGCTAGTCATTGGAGCAACAACATCTGACGTGGCTACAAAAACGTTATTTTCACCAAACTTTTTTGTCAAATAATCATAAGAAGATTTATGACCTTTGTGTGGGGGTTGATAACGACCGGGGTAAATTACAATAGTACGCATTGTAATATTTAGCTTAATATATTACGTTAGCTGAATTGACGGTGCCTGCGGTAAAATCTGTAACAGCGGCTCGAAGCCAAACAAAATTACCCACCATATTAATAGCAGTTGTTTCAGTGACTGGAACTGTAGTATTACCATAACGTTCAATGTCAAACCATACAGCCTGTTCGGTCCAATCATTTAAACTGCCTTGTATTGTAATATTGGCTAGTAGACCTGTTACTTCAATTATAGCAGTTTGCGCGGAACCTTGTCCACCGTAAAAGTTAGCAGCCGGAATAGCGTTGCCAATAAAAGTAGTACTAGATCCATCATAGTTTCCCGAGGGGGTACCATAAACGGTTGTGGGTAATAGTGTTTCTGTAGTTAAAGTCATAGTCAAGTATTTATGCTGGTATAATTTCAGCAGTTTTCCTCACTAATCCTGCTCTAACTAAAGATAACATTATTAACCAGCTTTCACCTGTATGATCTATAAAGAAATAATCTTGAGTACGGGTATAGGGATTTTCTAACCATTTGCTCAAAGCAGGGCTAATTCGTATATATTCTGTTTGATTGATAAAAAAGTTATTGAGATTTGTTTTATCTTGGGCGGTTAATTTTGTACCTTTAAAATAACTACGATGAGTGTGCGTAGGATTTGTTAACTTAATAGTATTTCTAGGACGTACAATTATTGACTCGGTATACTCTATATCTTTAAGAAAACTTACGGAAGTTAATCGTTTAATTAATGTAACACTATTTGTATACACCCAACCTTGATTAACTGATGTAACTAATTTAAAATCTATAGAAGTTTTCATTAATATGTCGGCTAATTCGTGTAAATTTTCTACAGTTTTATCTGTAATTTCCTTCCAACGATATCCTGCTATGGAAGGCATTGATCTAGTAATACCACCTTTTTTCCCATTGACCCAGCGTTGTTGTGCGACTTCGCGCCAAACTTTTCTACGTTCAATAACAGCATCAATATATTGATGGTCGAGTGTTTTCATAGCACTTACTTCATCTAAAGCAAACGCTATACAATATCGATATTTGTCGTAAAAATATTTGTCTTTAGGAACAGGATTAAATGTTAGGGGATTCATTATTCAGCACAATTATTCCGGAACTATCTAAAGCTGGAAATGTAGTTGTTGGTATAATTGTAAAATCAATTTTATCATCTACCATTATAGCATTAATTACACAGTCAGTTAACCGTTCGAATAAAATTTTCTTACTTAATGGTACACGAATAAGTTCATCAATTTTGCGATTCAAAGGACGAGCCCCCATTTTACTGTCATATCCTTTTTCAGCTAACATGTCAATAACTGATTCGGATAAATTAAGTTTGATATTTTTTGTAGTTAAACTTGTTTGTAATTGCTCAACAAATTTAAGTACAACTTTCTTAATGGCCAATGTATCAAGTTTTTTGAATTTACATATTTGGTCAATACGATTGCGTAGTTCAGGCTTGAAGAAGTTTTTCATTGCTTTTTCTTCTGATCCAGTTTTTTCTAAGTCTTGCCCAAACCCAATATTATTATTTTCATTATCACGAGATCCTAAATTTGATGTCATAATGATAATGGTATTTTTGAGATTAACTGTTTTTCCATTGGCTGATGTAATGCGAGCTTCATCAAGCATTTGTAACATAATGTTGATAACATCTGGATGTGCTTTTTCAATTTCGTCAAACAAAATAATTGAATATGGATTCTTTGAAATGTCCGAAATAAGTTTTCCACCTCCGACATTGCCATCTTCAAATCCTACATAACCAGGCGGAGCACCAATTAATGAGCTAACAGTATGTTTTTCTTGATATTCACTCATGTCATACTTTAATAATTGCATATCTAAATTCTTGGCCAGCAATTTAGCAAGTTCCGTTTTACCAGTACCTGTTGGACCCAAGAACAAAAATGAAGCAATGGGGCGAGAATCGTTGCCAATGCCTGAAAAGTTAATGTAGACACGTTCAAGTACTGAATCTACTGCTTCGTCTTGCCCATATAGTTTTTCTTTAATATTGCTTTCTAACTCTACTATGCTGGCAGAACGTTCGTTTTGTAGTCTATCTATTGGCACTTCAGTTACACGACTTAACTGAGCCATAATTAAATCTTTAGTAATAGGCACATTGCCTGCATCTTTAACACGTTCACGAGCACAAGCACCATCTAATAAGTCAATTGACTTATCCGGATTCTTACGGTCATGTATATAACGGCCGCTTAAATCCACAGCAGTTTTAATGGCTTCTGTTTCAATCATAACATTGTGAAATAATTCTAAACGTGGGCTTAATCCAATAAGAATTTGTTCCGTAACTTCTGGACTTGGCTCATCAATAGCCACACGATGGAAACGACGCATTAAAGCACGATCTTTTTCAAATGATTCGTAATATTCTTCCCATGTTGTTGACGCTACAACTTTGAGTGTGCCTTTAGTAATGCTTGGCTTCAACATATTGGCAAAGTCTAAAGTACTTTGTGAACTAGCACCAGCACCTTTCATTGTATGTGCTTCGTCAATAAACAAAATACAATTTTTCTTAGCTTCAAGCGCACCAATAACTTGTTTAAATTTTTCTTCAAATTCACCGCGGTATTTGCTGCCAGCAAGCAATGATCCAATTTCTAACGACCATACTTCGTGTCCAATAAGGAATTTAGGAACACGATTAGCAATAATTTCTTGAGCAAGTCCTTCTACAATAGCAGTTTTGCCCACGCCAGGATCGCCTACCATTAATACATTGGCTTTAAAACGCCTTGCCAGTGCTGTAATCATTTGATCTAATTCTTCACTGCGTCCAATCATTGGCTCTAGTCTATCTTCTGTTGCCAAACGAGTCAAATTTACACAGTATTCATTTAATATTTCATCCGCTTGTGTGCCTGTAAGTTTAATGTCATCATGTTTATAATTTTGTTGCCAATAATCATAAAACTCAACTTTTTTAACACCATATTTTAAAAGGAAATATTGAGCATGGCTATTGGTTTCGGCCATAATAGCAAGATATAAATCTCCAGTAGTCATAGAGCGACGACCAGTAAAAAGAACTTGTGTCATTGCTCGATTAAAACAGCGTTCCAACGCATTTGTTTTTCTAGGCTGGTGATCTTTTTTGTCAGTGACTAAATTTGTTAAACTTTGCAAATAAGCATCAAGTTCCATGTCTAACATATTGACATTGATACCAAAATTTTCCATCACAGTCTGAAATGGAGCATGACGTATTAGCGCCAATAAAACATGTTCGGTTAACACGTATTCGTGTTGAAGATCTTTAGCTATTTTGACAGCCTGCGCAACAATTTGTTCAATTTCTTTATTATTCTGCATGTTTTCCTTTGCTTGGTACTGTAATAGTATATAGCAATTTTGTCGCAAACACAACTGTTATGGCTATTTTTTTTGTTCTTGTTTAATAAGTTCGGATAATTCTGTGCTAATATTTGATGGCATTTTGGCTTGAATTCTAACCAATAAATCACCTGTGATTCCTTGACGCGATGATAACCCTCTGCCCTTTAAACGCAATAAACTGCCAGGCTGTGTAAGTGCAGGAATGGTAAGATTAATTTGGTTGCCTAATATATCACGTATTTCTGTTGTGCCACCAACCATACAGTCCCAAATACTAATAGAATGTTCAGTGGTTAAATGTAACCCAGCTCGTGCCCATTTAGGATTAGGATGTATGCGGAAATTAACAATTAAATCTGTACCGCCGGGCCCCAATTTTGGATACTGAACATTATCCCCATCTTCAATGCCCAAAGGAATTTCAATTTCAATATTCATAGTACCGTGGCTAGTACCAACAGTAACTGGGCGTTTTCCGCCTTGTGCGACATCTTGTAGTGTTACCCACAAACTCATGCGTGTATGACTTTGACGATGTGATTGTTGATGAACTTGCTGTCCAAACATACTAAAAATGGAACTAAAATCAAAACCTCCGGGACTGCCAAATTCAAAATGAATATTTTGTCCAGGATTATCGTATTGTGCTCTTTTTTGATCATCACCTAATACAGAGTATGCGGCTTGAATTTCCTGAAACTTTACTTTATCACCACCTTTATCTGGATGATATTGCCCGGCTAATTTGCGATAAGCCTTTTTAATTTCTTCTTGCGTTGCTCCGCGGGGAACATTTAGTGTTTGATAATGATCTGACATATTACTAATTATGTATTTTTAAAGTCACTGCAATTATTTTTCTGGGAACGGGGGGATCGGTGGTCCAGCTGGAGTTGAATCAGGTTTACTATTTGTTGTGTTATTGGGTGCTGTACCAAATAATGGCGGAGCTACATAATTACCATTTTCGTCTGGATCATAGCGATTGTCTGAATGATAAAATCTATTATTATATGGTGGCTGGTTAGTGTTGTTTACATTAGCCTGCCCTTGTCCTGGCGGAATATAAGTGGTGCCAGCGTTAGCACCAAAGAAATCATTTAAATACCCCGGAGATGCTACACCAGCTATTTTTTCTTTAGTTCTGCCATAAGCACTTACACCTAATATTAATCCCATGGCAATATGAAATAATCCGCCTCCTTGCAATGTTAATGGCTGCCATTGAGAGGCTATTTGCCCGTGTTCTAGAGCTTGTAAAAAACTCCAGCCAATTGGAAAAAGCACGAAATCAAATAAACAAACTACCAAATACATCCAAGCCATCATTGGACGCCATTTGGTATAAATCCAAGCGTCTGACGCATCTACGTAATCATTTTCATCACGATTTTTTCTATGGTGCTGTGCTTTTTCCATAAAATCCTTTGTAACTTGTATTTATAACTATGTGTTGCTGCCTAATGTCAGTATAGATAGTAAACTAGTGATGGCAGTATTCAATGATTCTTTATGGTGTAATTCTTGAGAATCTTGTACTATTTGTAACTGTCTTTGAACGTCTAACAATAATTCTGCGGCATCTTGTTGACTTAATTGAGAGCTTTGAATTCGCTGTATGAGTTGTTGTATATATTCTGCGGCTCTTTCAAATGTTGGATCTCCGCAAGTGTGTAAAGCATTCAAAGTATGCTTAATTTCATCCATTGTCATTTGGGTCTATTTCCTATAACTGATTGTATAACTCCTGCGCTAGAATCTATGCTTTCAAATTTAGTTTTACAATAAAAATAGGATACTGATCCTTTTTGATATCGGTTATTAAAACTTTCTATAATTTCGCGTAGTTTAACAGCGGCATCATATTCTGAATCATTTTTTGGCCTATGTTCTTCATAAATTTCAAATAATTCAGCTTTATCAAGCATCTGGCTTATAATCTCCGCTGTTTTACTTTTTGTTACTTTATAGGGATTTCCACACATCTGAACTCCTTGTCTGGCCAACAGTCTTATTTCAACAATATGTTCATATTCTTGATTATCATAACCAGCTTTGAAATAATTATCATACACAGCACATCCAACCAAGCAATTCAATAGTAAAATTATATAAAATATTTTTTTCATTATTGTGATTGTTTATAAATTTGTTTTTGTTGGTTGTACCATTGCTGCCATAATTCAAATTTATTTTTTAACAAATAATATGCGGAATAATTTTGATTAACATTAGAGAGTAGATCGGTAAGTTTTGAATCACCCTCTGGCAATACAGTTAAATTTGGAACTGGATCTAATAAAGTATCAGGCGCCGCTGGCCAATTTTCTCCTGGAGCCGCTACATGAGTAGCACAACCTGACAAAACTAATAAAAAACTCAATAAAAATTTTTTCATTATTTTTTTACTCCTGCGGGTGTGGTTATACTATTTGTTACAATGTTATTATATAAATTAACTGTGGCGCTGTCTATAGTGCAGTTTTTATTAATTCTATTGCCTTCGCTTGCTATGATGTCATTTAGTGTTTTAGTTTTTTGCAAAATGATTTGATTTTGTGATACCAATGTTTTTTGAAGTTGGTTATTAGTATCTTTACTGGCTTGTTCGGCTGCGTCGGCTTTAGCTTTTTGCTCATTAACTTCTGCTTGATACACATCCTGTACTCCAGCCCCGCCCCACATGAAAAAACTAACACAAATTGTTATAAAACTAATAGGTTTAATGAAGTTAGCATACGGAGATAATGCTGGAACATAACTTCCAACTCCTGCCAAGAAAAAAGCCGCTACTCCACCCCCTGCCAAAATTGGCCACATCCAAGTAGGAATATATGCTAAGACATGATTAACGTAAAATGTAAACATTTACTGCTCCAATATAGTTAATGCGTTGCTGTAAGCAGCTTCGCGTTGTTGTAAATCTGTATACCCACCATTAATAAGATAAGTTACTTCCTTAGTATTTTGAGTATCTGAATATTGATTTAAGTTGTTTGTCGACCAAACCCAACATGCTACTTCTACTGCCCCATCAAATGTAAGTAAGTACGCTGGCACTTGTGTAATATCCATATCAGTGTTTTGCGCAAATAAATTATAATTGTATTTACCAGTAATTTGAATTAACCCACGTCCTATATAACGCCATCCATCTCCAGATGCTTCATCGCCATTTCCTAGTCTATTAGCGTAGGCACGATTAGCAATCTGTTCTGGATGATGTGCATATTCATTGGCTATTTGAATAGTAGGAAAATAATTGGGCCATTCCCGCATCAAACTTTGAGCACTATAATTCAAATTTTCTATTAGTGCTGTATATGCTTCTGATTCAACATAAGTTTGAGCTAAAAATTGTGCTATTCTGTAAGTATTATCAATTTCATATGTTGGAAAATACGTATTCAAAGTGTTACACCACTCTGCAATATAGGAATTATTGGGTAAAAACTGCTGTAATTGTTGTTCTGTAATCGGCATAGTAGATAGTATTATCTACTATTTAGTTAAGCATTATTACATTTTTGTACTGTTTTATGCTTGTTCCATAGCATCTGCTATAGTTCTTAAAATTTCACCAATTTTCATATTATAATATTCCTGCGGCGCTTTGAAGAGCCTTAATGTCCTCATCCTGCTCGTAAAATGTTCGAGGAGGTAACCCGGCAGCAACACGCACTTCATTTAAATCTTCATCGTGTTCTTTACGGTATTCTTTTGGCGATAGTGGAACTATGCGCTCAAATTCTTCTTGACTAAATGGCGTTTCTTTGCCACCATATATCATAGACCAATCTTTTGCTTCAAATTCTGTAAGCGTTGCCAGATCATCTAATAATTGTTGTACATGTGCTCCTGCTGTACTGCGTCGACGAATTTCAACGTATACTAAGTAACGATTAGGTTTAATTTCACCTGGCGAACGGTCAGCGTCAATAACAAAATCATAGCCTTTTTCAAACCAATTCATTAGGTCTTTGGCGGCTTTTTCGTCACGAACAAAAAATGACACAACAATAATGTCGTCATCTTCGCCCATCTTGGAAGTAAACTCGTCAACATGAATTGTAGGTTTTAACAACCCTTCCATATCTTTATATGTTAAAGTTTCAAATATAAAATTAGAGTTGGGGTTATTGGGCTGGTGGTTGGGCTGGTGGTTGTGCTGGTTGTTGTTCATTTTCTGTTTCATCAGGTTGTTGGTCTTTTCCAAAATTTTGAGTATAGGCTTTATCTAAAGCTGCCAAATCAATTTCTTGTTCTTCCATTTCAATACTGCCAGTGCGTATATCACTCATTAAACTCTTGGGCATAGTAATTTCAACTAGCCATATTTTCTTTTCGGTAATTCTAGCAATCTTAGTACCTGGGCGATAGTCGGTAGGATCCTCAATTTTAATAGGAATCTTCATGTTAGTTTTTTTAAACTTTACTTCGCAATCAAATGGAAGTAATCTACGTGCGCCACGTGGATCGGGCATTAAATTCTCAGGCCACAAAAATATACAGGACACATTATATCTAGTAATTGTTGGGCCTTGAACTAGCTCGCCAATATCCCAGTTCTTAAAAGCATATAAATCAAGCGAATCTAAAACCCGCTCAAAATCCAGCAAAGTTAATAAAGATCCTTCAGACATGTAGATATCTTTAATATTCTTAGCGACCTGCCAATAATCTTGATGGTCTTTAAATATGTCCGAGTCGAAAGGTTTGTTTGCCATGGTACTATTATTTAGTTAAATGGAAAGGTTAGGGTTATTTTGAATTTTTGGGGCCTGGGTATGTACTTATGCTATCTATTACACTTATTAACACCCATAGAATATAAAAATCATGGGTCGTAAATACTTTGGACAGCAAGGTGCTGTCGGAAGTAACTCAACTACAATGGAGTATAAATTGAGTAGACACAGAGCAGTAAAATCACAAAAACGCCAAATGGCACAACCAGAAAACACAATACGCTTCGACCAAGTTAAACCAGTAAAACAACGCCCGATTGACATAGTTCCCAGAACTAGAAATCAGGAAAAGTTAGTATTGGCTTTACAAGACGATAGTCAGTATATTGTCGTAACAGCGGGTCCGGCAGGCACAGGCAAGACATATCTTGCCGTCCTGGCGGCAATAAAAGCCTTTAGAGAAGGAGAAGTAGATCGCATAGTACTAACTAGACCAGCAGTTTCTGTTGAAAACGAAAATCACGGATTTTTACCGGGTGACTTAAATCAAAAAATGGACCCGTGGATTAAACCAATTACAGACATACTGAGAGAGTATTATCGTCCGCAAGACATTGCAGCGATGATCGAAGATCAGAAAATTGAAATTGCTCCGTTGTCGTTTATGAGAGGCAGATCACTAAAAAAAGCATTTATCATCGCTGACGAGGCTCAAAATATGACCCCTGCTCAAATGGTCATGCTTCTAACACGCATTGGCGAAGGCAGTAAGATAGTAGTGACAGGGGACACCGAACAGACCGATCGAACCGGCGCAAAAAACGGCTTAGCCGACATCCTAACCAGACTTAAGAAAGGGGGTGTAAAGGGCATTAGTCTATGCGAGTTTGAATCTAAGGATATTCAGCGTCATCATATGATAACGCATATCTTAAAGATGTACGATTAAGCACTAAATAAAGATGTCCCTCGCGGTGCTGAAACACCCAGGGACTCTAACGCTTTAAAGGAGCAATCAGCAATGATATTTATTATATACAAAACTACAAATTTAGTCAATGGAAAATTTTACATTGGCAAACATAATCAATCTAAAGAATCATTTGACGGATATTACGGGTCTGGATCGTTATTAGCAAAAGCAATCAAAAAATACGGAAAAGACAACTTTGTTCGTGAAACTCTGTTTGAGTTTGACAATGAGGGTGAGGCCTATCAACAGGAAATTAAAGTTATTAACGAAAACTTATCCAATCCGCTCTGTTATAATTTACGATCAGGTGGAACTGGCAGAAGTTATAATTCAACTGAGCAATCAAGTTATCTTCAACATAAAAGTGCTATAGCCCGTTGGCAGGATACAGATCAATACAACACTATGAAAATTGAAAGGCAAACTCGATATACTACTCCTGCTGGAAAAGTGATAATTAATAATATTACTAATTCCGTAAAAGCTCTATGGAATGATCCAGATTATATTAAGAAACAAGCAGAGTCAAGATCATCGGTAGAATATCGGGCTGTACTTAGCAATAAAGCAAAAAACAGAGAACGATTTAAGTGTATTCATTGTAACGGAATGTTTCAACCAAGTCACTTAGTACGATGGCACAATGATAATTGCAAACTTAACCCTGTTCTCCTGTAATTATACTATAAATATGTTTCCAATTTTTAACTAATTTAATATGCGGATGGGCATATTCAAAATTATGACCATGTTCTATAAGTAGGGAATTTAATCCGTACTTATATCCGGCCTCAGCATTCTCTGGCTTGTCCTCAATCCAAACGAGGCCAGTGCCTTCATATTCTTCTAGTGCGTCATCTTTGTGCGCTCCGGTATCTAAACATACGATACGTTCAAATGTATGTTCACCGAACAACTTACTTAGATTCATCTCACGAAGTCTTTGCGCATTAGGATCTAGACTTAACGAAGTAATACAATGGAATTTATATCCGTGTTCTTCGACTAACCGTTTGACATAGTACATAGCATCGCGCTGGGCAGGAAGAAATCCAATAGCCGCAGATTCATTAAAAATGCGTATCAGCTTTACTACTTGTTCTCTAGGAATACCATAGCGTATAGCCATGTCATAGTTTAATTTGGACCCAGCAACTTCTTCAAAACCATGTTCTTGCATCCATACATTAAAAGCCCACTCCCAATCCAGCAAACAGCCGTCAGCATCAGTTAGGATTAATTTTTTTCTGTTTCTATATTTTGATTTCATATTACTATTATAATGTAAAATGAATTAAAAGTCAAACGATATGTTAGTGTTTACTAACTTTCTGTTGTAGGCGCATCTGCTTTAATACTAAGGGCATGGCCGTTTTCTTCAAACAATCGTTCAAAGATTTTAGTGTAAAAAGGATAATAGTATCCTACAATACGATCCCAATCTTTTGGTATACTAGTATCTTTAACTCCTGCTTTAATAACTTTTTGTTCCTTGAAATCTAATATAACGTTGACTGTTTGCCAGTCTCGAGTGCGAATTTTATTAGACACAGTCATGGCTTCGTCAATTTTACCCGAAGCTTGCGTATAGTATGTTAAAAACAAATATCTCATAGTTGGCATAATTCCGTAAGTGTTGCCGAAATATTAATTTCTTGATCACTGACTAGAGGCACATTTATTAGACCATTGCGTATGATTATAATTGCTTGATCTTGCTTGTGCGTATCCGTGCTCCACAAATCCAAATTATCGTACATCCATCTAAACATGGAATCCATGTCTTCAGTACTTGCTTGACTACACATCAGTTTCCTAGCTTCTATAATTTTACCAGCTTTAAATAATGCTACAGCGTCTAGCTTCCAATCTTTAACTGACTGATCATTGTCGCCTGGTTTAACTAAAGTGCCGGTCATGCTATTGGGTTGTACTAAATTTAAACATTTGCGCAAGTCTGGGTAAGTGGCACGCACATAAGAATCTAGTGTGTCTAAATCAAATTCAACTTCCTCAGTCACTAATACAGTTGCTACACGAGCAGTAAACTCTGTAATATCTGTTTTTTCAATATGGAAACCTTGACAACGACTATGTATGGCCGGCATAATTTTGTTGGGATAATTACAAGTTAATATAAAACGAACTGATTCAGCATAGTCTTCCATTAAGTTACGAAGTGCTGGCTGTACAGAATTAATATTCATATAGTCAGCTTCATCAATTAGTACCACTTTAAACTTACCAAATGGCATAGTACTACAAAATCCAATTAGTTTGTCAATCCATTCAACTTTGCGAGCATCTTTAGATCCATTAGCAGACATAACATCATATTCATCTACACCTAACTCGTTGATTAGAAGTTTGGCTAATGTAGTTTTGCCTGTGCCAGGACTGCCGGATAATAACAAGTGAGGAATACTACCTTGTTTAATCCATGCTAAAACTTGTTGCCGTTGACTTTCGTCTGTAAACACATAACCTTCTGTGGTATTAGGTCTAAATTTTTCTGTCCAAAGGGATTGCATTTATATTTTCCTTATGCGGTTGTTTTTTATTATTAGGGTCGGGCTTTTTAGTTCCAAATATTTTTTCCCAGTTTGATTCAACTACGTCATTTGGCGCAAGCTGTGGTCTGCGCCCATGACCTTTGCCGCCATCACCACCTAAAGCCATTAAACCAATTCCTCGGCAATTCCTAAAATTTCAGCAAACACTAGTATGTACCCAGCCGCTTGAATATATGGATTCATTTCTAGCCACCCACCGCCAGCAAGTGCTAGACCAGCCACAATTCTAAATACACTTTTAATGAGGCTAATATTTCTATGATTCATAACAGTTCCTTTAATTAATGGTGGCAAATGTGGGCATCGACCTTGTTTCCAATTACAATTAATTTTTGGAAATTGCCCACAAGCTGTACATTTTTCTTGTTTCATAAAGTATATTATATTGTCTAATACCCTATTTTACAATAAACTTTGGTTAAGTTGGCATTTCTTGTTTTTCGATGTGTACCGCACTAGAGATGCCTTCAACGTCTGGGCATTCTTTTTCATCGGACACCATCATAATACATTTTGGATCAACCTTGCGAATTGTACGCTCGCCCGTTTCATCTTCGATTTCCAAGCCACGAGTCCAACGCCCATGTTCAACTAGAATCCATTGCCCAACTTTTACATCTTGTTGTTTAGGACCCACGGCATAAACGCGACCCCATCGTGGGCGAATACCATGTCCTTTGCCGTTATCGTTTGGCAACCAAATACCACCGTTAGTAATACGCACATCGAATGCCATATCTGAAACTAGGATATGATCTTTTACTGCTACAATTTGTTCCTTGCGTAACTTGTGTGGTGAAAATGCTGGTTTCATTTTGTTTCTTTTTGTTTTTTGGAACGAGCAATGGCACCAGCCAAGCCGCCAGTTTCTTTAGGATCCGTTGAATCAGAGACCGATTCAACGGGAATATTTTCTACTACAGGAGCAACAGGAGCTTTTACTACTGTAGGAGCAGGTTGATGTGCGGCAGCATCGCGACTGCTTGTATGTACCGGTCCTTCGGTTACATTAGTTTGACGTTGAATACGTCGTGTTACTTGCTGACTTTTTGAATCTATTACTTTGCCTTGGGCGTCAATACGATCTCCGCGGGCATTAACACTCATATTACCAACAGCACGAACGTGTTCATTTTGAAGACGTAGAGCGCCCATATCAATTGTTTTACCTCTGGAACTTTTGTAAATTTTTTGTGTCATAATCTTTCTCCTAAATTCTCGTTGTATTTAACGTAAAAATTCGTTGATATTTAATTTGTAAAAAATTGAGTCAATTTTATGTACGCCTAATTTATAAAGTACATATGAAGCTGTGGAGCTACCGCGACCAACTCCCCAAATTACATGATTTTTGGTCATTAAATCTACCAAATACTTCAAATATTTGAGTAAATTGAATAAATCACGTTCCTGATATAATAGCAATTCTTCAGCGCATCTTTGTAACTCTGTTTCATTACTACATAAAGACAAAATATATTCGGCAATGTCTAAATCTTTGTACGCTTGTGGCATATGCCAGTTTTGTTGTTGTACATGATCCCATTCTGGAATAAGTGCATCATCAACATAATTATAATAAACGAATTTGTTGGGAAAGTCTTCTACAAATTCAACTATTTTTTCAATATTAACTGTGCTGTCTACTAACATGCCATTTAATGATTCAACTTCACGACCTTGCATAAGCAAATCAGCTACATCGTTGTTGTCAAAAATCATTTCACCGTAATTATTCTGTTTCATCTTTTCGTTTAAAATCAGCAAATACCACTGTGTTTTCTTCCTCTTTATCAATGGCAACGTCTTTGATATCGGGCCATTGTAGGTCTAATTCACGCCAAACGCTACTGTGATGCATTGTAACAATTTTATCGGAATCAATCAAGTCCGTGTCACAATGTACCAAATCCACAGTATCCCACCATTCAGGTACTTCTACATCATTTATATTTTCAATTTCACTGTGTACATAAATCAATCCATCACCAAGTACGCTGCTTAATTCCACCTCGCCAACAAGGAGTCGTTCTTCCGCAATGGCAGATAATTTAAAATGCAGCATAATACCCACTAGTTGGTCTACAGGATCTCCGGGAAACGTAGTAATTTTAATTCCAGCTTCTAAATATTTTTTACATTGCTCTTCATACTCACTGCTAATAAAAATAGAACTATCAAGTTCATTGTAGATAAAATGCTTTACACGTTCAAATGCTACATTGTTGGCATCTCCATCTGGAGTATTAGTCATCATGTAAATTTTAGCTGTGTAATTGTTCATTTGCATTTTTCCATTATAAAAAATGCCTGCTGTAAAGTTTACAGGGAATTGTATTCTCACATTCATGAAATATCTATGATTCCATTAAAATCGGTACCGGTTTGATCGGTACGCATTTTTTGTGTGTATTTGGTTTGATAAGTGTTCAATGACATACGCAATTGATTACATAAATCATTATTGCCAATACGATAAGCAATTGCAAGTTTTTTATTTAATTCAGTGATTTTTTCACTGAGCTCTTCGGTAGTGAGAGCATCAAGGCTAGGAATTAGTGGGTGTTCGGGGTAGTCCATATCCTAATTGTATAGGATTTTTGTCAGTAAATCAATAGTTTTGATTAGGCAAACACACAACCATTGTTGCCAATACACCACCAAGCTGAATTGGTATATTGAAGTGTACAACCAGTTCCAGTTGAACCTAAAGTAATGTGACCGGCTCCGCCCCATCCTGGGGTGGCAACAGTAACTACCATTGAACCTGCAAAAGTTTGTGTAAACACTTTGATTTGTCCTTCAACACCATTGGCTAGTGTAGCTGTACCAGCTGTGGTAAAATAACTTGTGGTAACAGCCAAGTTTGCAGCTCCGGCACTAGCTAAACTTTCACTACTGGCATTAAATGGTGTTAGCGATTGGTTGGCTTGTGAAAGTGTAACAGTAGTTCCGCCATCGGAAGTTACAAATGTAAATGTATAAACTCCTGTAGCCGCAAATTCCATTATGTTTGTGGCAGGATCTAATCCTTGAACACCTGTTGTATTAACACTTACGGCAGTGGGGAAAGTTACAGTATAAGCAATGTCAGTTACGGTAATTTGTACAGTTACCAATCCCATTTGGCCTGCGATGGGGAAATTAGTAAAACCTAAAGTTAAACTGGCCCCAGTAGTAACAGTTTGATAATGCCCTGAAACATAGTTAATTGTAACAGTACCTGACAACACTCCCAAATTTACAGTAGTAGCGGCAAAATCACTAATTAAGGCATTAAGCAACGGCGAATTTAACATGTTATTTTGTGTAGTCAATGCGCTACCGCCTGTCAATTGAGCGTTTACAATAGCTTTGTTTTGCAAATCAGTAATTTCATTTGCAGCGTATTGAAAATTTGTTGAAGTGTTCGTGAAATTATCACGAAAACCTTGCGAATTATTGTCCTGACCAGCTACTGGGTAAGCGCCATTAATGTTATTCGGGTTAATTTGTGAAGTCATTTTTTACTGTTCCTAGTTGTTGCTGTATTTAGTTATTTTAGTATCTAAACAAAATTAATAAAAGTTGTTTACTCTGGGGAAAGTTTGCCCCGTAGAAGGTCTTGTATCATGTGTATCTCTTTTAAGATATACACTGATCATTATTGGGGTATTAAGATCAGTCAATAAAGACATATCACTGTTCAGTCTGTAATAAAGTAAATGTTACTGATATATTTCCAGTTACGCTATCATTATTAACTACTTTTATGGGAATGGCCGTAGTTGGAGGGGATTCAAGATTAAATCCAAGAACTCCGGGAGTAAAGTTTGTTGTGGCAGCAACGTTGCTGACGGCTTCGGCTATTACTCCTGATCCTGGGGTAGGATCAGTGTTTATAGTGCGTGTATAATCTGAAACTGCCGCCGCATTTGAGGTATACACAGTAACCCAAGCGCCAGCATTTGATTGTATGCTGTAAAGAGCATATCCTTTGAATCCATTTACAATAATATTTGCGGCAGCATTGGCAGCTAAACTAGGTGTAGTAATTGTAATTTGAGTTCTACTGGCCATTCCAACATTAGAAACCCCAGTTAAAAATGCTCCGTTTCCAATAAAATAGCTACCAGCGATATTGCCAGTAGCTGTTACGAGACCCACAGTGGTTATGTTACCACCAGTTACGTTGCCAGTAGCAGTTATTAATCCGGTTGTGTTAATATTTCCACCGCGAACATTTCCGTTAGCACTAACAACTCCTGTAGATAATATAGTTGAACCAACTATATTGCCAGTTGCTGTAACAGTACTAACTGATCCCAACGCTCCATTATATGTTGGCATATATGCCGCTACATTAGAATTTCCATAAGCCCCGACAACGTTTCCAGCACTAATGCCAGTTAATTGACTGCCGTTTCCAATAAAATAATTAGCACTTACATTACCTGACAAAGCAAGAGAATTAGATGCTACTATTTCTGAATCCACTGAATTATATTGTAAAACACTTATATTAGATAACGTAATATTTCTTATTGGCGCTATGTATAGCCCTGCATTTGTGGCGGCAAATGGTACGTCTAATCCATTAATTATAATAGAATTATTGGCTACTGTTGGATAGCCAGCATAAGCTCCTATGGCAATAGAATTCGCCCCTTGAAAATTATTACCAGCATATGCTCCAATAGCAACTGCTCCAAATCCTTGATTATTGTTACCTGCGCTATGTCCAATTGCTACTGCTTCGTTCCCTTGAAATAGGTTGCCTGAGTTACGACCTAGTGCTACTGAATTAGCCCCTTGTGTGTTATTCCCAGCAAAACGTCCAATTGCAACGGCACCGTTACCTTGAGTGTTGTACCCAGACTGGGTCCCTATGGCTATACTATCGTCACCCGAGTTTAAATTACCCGACAAATAACCAATGGAAACTACATTAGCACCTTGATTATTATTACCGGCGGAGTGTCCAATAGCAATAGAATTTCCACCTTGTGCCGTGCTGGCAGCAAGACGTCCTACTGCTATTGAATAAACCCCTTGTGTGTTTGACCCTGCAAATGAACCAAGTGATATAGCATTCGTACCTTGAAAATTATTACCAGCAGAATTTCCAATGGCAATAGTATCAATAGCAACGTTAGAGACGTCACCAGCATTTGTGCCAATCCATATATAACTTGGTCCATTTTGATTAGAAATATTACCAATGTTGGCCCAATCAATAGTTCCTCCAGACGCAATTACCCCTGTTAAATGACTGCCGTTTCCAATAAAATAATTTCCTGTAATATTTCCAGTTGACGTAACTGATGTCAGCGTACCAACAGATGTAATATTTGGTTGCGAATTTTCTACAACCCTTCCAGCTGCATTAGCGTAATTGGGAACTGCAGCAAAATTAGCGTCAAGTTCCGCTAAAGGTATTGGACCAGTTTGATTGGCAAAAGTATATGGTACCGTCATTTTTTTATCCTAAAATAGTTTAATATATTTATGTTTAAGTGTGTGCCCAAGGTATTGGCTGATTTAGGTTATTTACCCATGATATAAGTTCATTATATTCATTGATCCAATAAACTACGCCAGGGCCTGGGTAAGGGCCAACTCCAGTTTGTGGTAAACTTTGTAAAATATTCTTTTTAGGGAATAACAAATATTTGTCATAGGCATTAGTATTAGTATCTCGATCAGCAGGGGCAGTAAAGGTTAAACTGCCTCCGTCAAATTGTGTATCAAATACAGTAGTTCCAATACTGGATCCCCAATTAACAATTTCAAAATAATTATTATACCATCCTAATTGTTGGTTGTTATCGTTATTCCAAACTACATATGCAGGAATCGTAGCACCCAATCCTGGAACAATTATTAAATCCCAACGTGCTCCTGATCCTGTGCCTGTAATGTTTATCCCTGCTATATTAGTATAACTATTATTATATGCTAATACAGAAGCTGTTCCTTCGTAAAACGCATTGACAATCCCGCCCGCATTGTTTACTGTATCCACAGTCATAACGGCATCATTGTACGGGCTAGCTCCGCCTAAACTGGTACCTAAAATTTTAATTCGATCCCCAACTCTATATCCTGTCCCTGCTGATTGTACAAAAACAGTATAATGATAATTTATGTCAAACGTAGTTGATGTTGGAGGCGTTGGAATCCATTGTTGTGTATCAGCGTCCCAATTTTGTGTTAAGGCATTATCTAATTCATAACGGTCAGCTTCAAAATCAATTTGATTTAATTGAGTACCAAATTGTGTTTCTATATTATATTGTATTTGACCACTGGCTCCTGGTACTGTATATGCTATAACCCAAGCCGGAGTAAATCCTAATATATGCCCATTACTTTGGGTAGATAGCATCCACAACGGTAGCATATCACTTTCTTGGCCCACTACATCAATAACTTGATCACGCATATTAGTTAAAGCATTTGGATATACTACATCTGTTGATGTAGATACGGCTATAAATGTATAACCTAGTGGCACACCGTATAATGCGGAAGGATTTATAGTTGCCTGACTTCCTATACCAGCATAATAATAAGGAGTATAACAAGGATAAACATCACCGGCAATATTGGAGATATCAACTCCACCTAAAGCAGCACCTGGGTCTGCTACTGTACTATTATTCCAAAGTCCACCATTAACTCTTATCCACATCAAATTGTTTACACGGTCAACCGCCACATCTATAATTAATGGACTAATTTCAAATGCGGGATATCCACTAATAAGATTATTGCCGTTGGTCCAATATGTTCCATCATCGTAAAATCCACCAGAATTATTATCATACCCAACCCATGCTTGAATATTTGTTGACGCATTGCCAATGCCAATGCCAGTGGATTCAAACTCAGGTGCCCAAGCTTCTTGTGTTAAGCTAAACATGACTTTGGTACCAGGAGTAATTGCATAATTTCCCAGCACAGAATCGTACTCATTATCACTGCTATTTGCGGCGGCAGTTAAATTATTATTGCTTAAAATTATGTTTGGACCAACTTTGGCAGGATCCCAAATCCAAGATATGGTTTCAGTAATAGCATATGGTAGTACTACCTCTTTGCCAACACTGACTCCGTTATTGTTAACTAAATTATCTATAACTTCACTATACACTACTTCGTAAATAACTTTGCCGGTAACTGGATCTACAGCTTGTGCTGTTTTAATTTTGCCCAATGTCAAATTTTTCCAATAATGATTAAGTTGTAGTGACTCAATATAGTAATTTAAACTAACAGCGTTTAGTCCATACGCATGATAATAAATTACGTTGTCGCTTACGCCAAAATTGTAGTCATCAGGTCTGTATATTAATGATGGAGTAAATATGGAAATATTTTGCAACAAATTTCCAATAAGTTGACGGTCTGGAACGGGCGGCATACATTCAATATACAAATTGTTATAGGGTGTGTTATATACAGGCACAACATTAATAGTAAAAGATTTAAACACATTAACATATCCATTAACGCTATAAGCATTTACCGTAAATGTATATGTGAGATCAAAGGTAGTGCTATTTCTGTCAATTGTAGTAGCGCCACTGTCTAAAGTAAATATGTTAAAACTTACTCGTCCTACTATATTTCCTGATGGTAAAAGTGTCAAACCTTGCGGCAACGTAGAATCCGATCCAGATTCTAATCGATATTCTAATGGTAATCCGGCTGTAGTAGTTGCTTCAACATAAAATAAACTAGTTCCGCCATTAACTATAGATCCCAAATTAGATGGTGTAACCCAAATAACTTCGGTTGATATAGGACCAATTGACGTCAAACTATATTGATAAGGATCGCTGATAACTGAAGGTGTTGCGTAGATATACACTTGGATTTTAAAGTTGTAAACAGTTTCAGTTAGACCGATACCGGGCAAGTATCCTGATAGCCAGCCGCTGACAGGGTCTAAATATAATCCAGGTGGAATATTGAGTCCACTATATCTAATTTCATCTCCGTTGATGTCTTCACCAGTAAATTTATAAGCAAAGAATGTATCACTAGGAGCACTGCCAATACTTCCCTGTATGTTGTTTAATACTGGCACATTTACATTGGCAATTGATGCTGTTAAATATGAATCATCAGCAGTAATCAATGTAGTGTCAGCAGTAAATGTTGCGGTACTCCAAACAAACATTGAAAAAGTTTGTAGAGCCGAAGTTTTTCCATCGGTTACTCGTAAAACAAATTCATAATTGGCGTTTTGAGTTTCTGCATTGAAATCAAAAGGATAAACTGAAAACCCTTGCCCCGCTCTACTAAATCCTGGAGTTGTCGATATAATAGGGTTAAGTCCAATGTATCCTGATATCAACCCAGTTGAACTTAAAGTCAATCCGGGCGGTAACCTTCCTGACACAAGACTAATGGCTGGAGGCACACCTGTGTTATTGTCGTTGACATATTGCAGTTGTAGCCCAGGTTCTAATAATTCTCCGTCCCAATACTCACCAATACGACCAGGCGGTGTTATCCACTGCGGAGCATTTTGACCCGCAACTGTTATAGTAAATGTACGATCCGCTAGTCGGTTAACAACTATAATATTATTCACTACCGTTTCGGTATAAGCTCGTATGGCAAATTTACTAGTAACATTGCGCCCTGCTATGACTACTTCGTCAGCAACAGTAACAATATTATTTGGCACACCTTGTATCACGCCATCTAGAGTACATTCAATTCCTGAAGGTAGTGCGCCAGCTACAGGTTCAAAATAAACTGTGCTGGGAATATCGGATACGGTTCCACCACCAATCCAAGCATCAGTGACTGAGCAGGTAAATGTTGTTTGTGTAAGGCTACTAGACGTTGCTGTATAATTTCCGTTGTATGCTGAAGGATTTACTGAAGCTACAACAACAGTATCACCGCGTTGAAATGGTATAGATGTTAAAGCACCGTACGTAACTGTAACTGTATTTCCATTTGAAACTAGACTTGTTATGGCAATAGTGACAGAGTCAGTAACTTGCAATGGCACTTGATAAAAAGCGCCTTCTGGAACAGTTCCTAAACTACCAGCAGGAGTAATCCAAACAGGTTGCGTTGCCATAGATTAATAGATCTCTTTATTGTTAAGGGGCTACAACCCAGCTTACCCATCCCATTACGCTTGTGACTGAATTAAATTGATATCCCTGTATAGTTTGAAGATCTGTATTATAAACCATATCTCCGCCAACGGCAGTTAAATTAGCAATTTGACTAGTAGTATAACTTGGGAGTCTAAATGTCCCACTAGTGGTTATTGTGCCACTGGCAACAATATTTCCAGGAACAGTCAAATCTCCGTTGGTGCTGCTTAAAGTTAAATTGCCTGTGAAATGATTAGCATTGCCGTTTTCATTTAACCCAACATATAACCCAGTACTGTTGATATACAAAGTATTGCGATAAGTGTTGACATTGCTAAAGGTATTAGCAGGATCATCGGCATCCATCCAGTCTAATTCTGGGCCACCATCGCCACTTGATCCATAGGCCAATAATTCTGGATAAGAATTGGCTGCCGCTATGACACTAAAGCCCGAGCCTGCGGTGATTGGTAATGTTAACACACCAGTATTATCAAATATCCAAGGTAATTGACCTGGCCCATTGGAATTTGTTACTAAAGTTATGTTTTTCGAGCTTTCTAATAGAACAGTATCATAATAAGGATTAACATTTGACCAAGCAAGTATTCCTGTGCCGTTGCTACCTGGCATAAAAAAAGCTCCAATCTGAGCACTATCGCTGGTAGGGGCTACCAAAAGGCTTACATCACTAGATACATCTCCCATAGCCCAAGTGAGATTTGGAAGTGCTGCGTTTGGTGTAAACTGGATTAAATTATTGTTGGTTGTGCTGATAGTGGTATCACTGAATGTAATATTACCAGTGTTAGCATTGCCGCCACTATTTGCGTATAATTCACTAAAATTTTCGTTAGTTTTTTGAAATGCTGTGCGTATAGGATCGCCCAAACCGTCGTTTGCCGAAGCACCTACATTAATGTATTGTTGAGACATACCATTCCTCTTTAGCTACAAGTATTTAGCTAAATTAGTATATCTGTAATTTTGGGAGTTAAAAGGGTGAAAAACTGGAGCCGCAACCGCAAGTTGTTTTAGCGTCCATACCGGTAATTGTAAACGCCGCACCGTGTATATCTTCTTTGTAATCCACTGTAGCGCCCGCCAAATAGCCGCCACTCATGGAATCTACAAGCACGTGGACCCCATCAGCTTCAAAATCCCAATCGTCTTCTGCTTGGGTATCATCTAAAGTAAAGCCTGTTTGAAATCCAGAACATCCACCACCTTGTATAAACACCCTTAATTTTAAATCAGGGTTGTTTTCTTCAGCTATAATGTCTTTAATCTTAGCATTAGCGGATTCTGTAATAGTAATCATATGGTTTCCTTTGGATAACGACAGGCTTTGCCGTTTTTAATAAGTTTAGTTATTGCCGCTTTTTGATTTTTTGCTTTTATTTGCTCAGGTGTGAGAGCAAAAATTCCTGACTTGTTTTCTTTGGCCCATTGCCCGCCTTTCTTACCACCAACTCTACCTGCCTGAGATGCGTGTCCTGCCTTAAATCCCAATCCAAGTTCAGCGGCTTTCTTACCACCTTGCGATGCTATTTCTAATTTTTGTTCTTTAGATAACCCATGGAATCCAATCTTTTCATCAGCACATTTTTTGCCGCCAACTTTTCCGCTATCTGATCTTTGTTTTTGTGCTAATTCAGGATTGTTTTTTATCCAAGATAATAATCCAATTCCGTTATCTTTGTTTTTAATAGCTGACTTACGGCCATTGATCCTTGCCATTTCTATCCAATCGTTTGGTTTAATATCCATACGAGTAGCAATCATGTAACAGGCATAATGATCATTTTGAGATTTATGAATATCATAATGCTCTTGTAATGTAACTGCTTGTAAATTTTCAGGATGGTTATTGTTATGATCGCCGTCTATATGATGTATATCTACACCCGGTAATAAACAACATTGATGATAACGTTCAAATACTTTTCTATAATTTTTTGACATTGTTCTTGTGTGTTCCCACAAGTATTTATGTCAAAGCCGTTCGTTTACGACATTCCAGTCTACTATTTTCCAGAAGTTATCTATATATTTTTCTTTGTCCCAGAGATAGTCTAAAACGAACGAATGCTCCCACATATCAAGCAAAAGAGCGACATCTGTCCGCACCTGATGGTTTGGGATGGTTTTAATCGTGCCCGATGTAGAGAGATAGGACCATCCACTTCCCTGGATGGCCATGGCCACCTTTTTAAATGCTATTTTAAAATCTTCGTAAGTTTTAAAATTAGTTTCAATTAATTCTAACACAGCACCTTTAGGGCGATTAGCACCCTTGGGCGCACGAAGTTGTGGGAAAAACTTGTTGTGCAAGAAACTGCCCGCACGATTAAAGTCAGGATTCCCTTCCCCAGCATTGTATTTTTTAGCGTATCCTTTGGCAAGATGCTCAAAATGATATTCTATAGTTTCAGCTGACATTACTGGTTCAAGCGCCTTGTGTGTATAAGGCAGTGGGGTTGTTTCTAATTTGGCTGGTTTAGTAGTAGCCTCTACTAAATTAATGTCTTTGCGTAGTGTGTTCATAAAGTTATTTATCTACGGCGAGAAATTCTGCCTCTAGTTAAATCATATGGGCTGAGCTCTAATTCTACAACGTCGCCTTCTAATACTTTAATATTATTCATACGCATTTTACCGGATAATGTAGCCAGTATAGGAGTTTCCATATTGTCTAGTTTAACTCTGTAGTTAGTGTTGCGTAGCACCTCGGTGATTACACCATCCATTTTAATAATATTGTCTTTTGAAATCGTTATTCTCCCTATATTTTACTTAGCTTACGAGCGTTAGCATCGGCTGATTTATGACTTAACCATTCCCAATCATTTTTTGGACCCGTTTGAGCATAATACTGTTCTTTTGGTATTCGACTCATTATTCCTTCTTTATCGATAACTATTACTTTGCCTTGATTTTGTTCGCCCCACGATTTAACATTCTGCTGTTTTGCTCGTGCCGCTTTTATTTTTTGCTTGGTTTCTTTAGTTAACGGCCCTTTATTTTGTTGGGCCGCTTTCATATTAGCTCTAGCTTCTAGTGTATGTGTTCTGCCACGTAACTTTGCTGCCACTTCGGGACGTTTTTTTCCTATTAAGTTAGCTCGGCGCTTTTCAATAGTTTCTTTGGATTGTTTTTTGCCTAAATTAGCGTCTCTTAACTTTTGCTTACTTGCTTCAGGGAATTTCCACTCACCTTTTTTTCGAAGAGTTCCATTTTTTGCTCGTGTAGCCAATCCCTTTTCTGCGGCGGCTTTAGCTACTTCAGGAGGTAATGATTTTGGTACTCCTCGTTGTTTCGCGGCGATTCTTTCCACCATTTCTCTTGGGCGCGGGCCGAACCAAGTTGCTCCTCCATCGATGCCGTTTTCGATAATTTGATTAGCCCATATCTTTTTATTATTTTCGTTCACGGCCTTAACAATATTATTTTCAGTAGAGAACAAATTAGCGGCTTGTATGCATTCGTCTTTATCAGTATAATAACCTAGAATTTCTGTAGTAATATCATTGCCATGTTTTTTAAGGTGTGCCGTCCAATAGATCCCGGAGCCGCGGTATTCAAATGGGTTTCCTGTTGTTTTGCCAAAATATTTAAGTCCCGTAACATTATGGGTCTTGATATAAAGTGTGGTAGGTTTAAATGGTTTACTCATAGTAACTTTATTTATCCCTATCATCTTATTACCTGTGTAAATATTATCGCCGCATCCTAGCGATCTCTACAATATGGTCAGAGTCAAATACAGGGACTGCATTAGATTTTGCCATTTGCGCTATTCCGACTACAGCATCACCAGTATATTCGTTATCCTTAACTTTTACACAAGCCACCCATCCTGTGTCCTGTGATTGAACTCGAGGAGTTTCACGACCCGGGGGAGTTTTGGGCATGAAATCTGCCATAGTTTTTCGGGGAGCATTGTAAGGCCCAGTGCTGAATTTGGGAGCAAGTTTATCAAACTCAACTAACTTGCGATCCCACTCAGCTTGTCGTTTTTCAGCTAACTTCTTAGCTTCAGAACTTGTCCACTTACGTTTGGTCTTTTGTTTGCCTGTAGTGCTTAACCACGGCCCTTCCAAATGCATCGTCATCAAATCAATCCAAATTTGCTATTCATACTACTATTATAACAAACTTGGGATTTATTGTCAACCGCCCCGCTGAATAGGAGTTGTGCCTTCGTAGAAGATATGGTTACCTACCCGGCCAATACGCTTTAATTTCCAGCCCGGATGTACATAAACCGCGTGGAAATTTTTTGCATTTTCATATTTTTCTTGCCACGTTTCATATCCACCACGAGCTAACTCTTCGGCTACTGCTCGGGATTCTATCCAGCGTGGATCGTCTTCACGAATTTTGATATTGCGTTGTCCAACCCAACTAAATTGATAAATGGTTTTTTGTACCCAAGTTGTTTTAACTTCAACAACTTGTTTTGGAGGGCTTAGCCAATCAGTTTTAATAGTTTTAACTTCTTTTACTCGATGTGGTACTGATAATACAGTACGTTGTTTAACTACACCGCATACGGTTTGTGGATATCTGTCATCTTGAGTGCGGTTAAGTGTAACTATTCCAACTGCTGCTTTGCCTTCTATAGGTTCGCCGCCAGCTTCATAAAATATATTACGAGCTAAACATTCTACATCCTTGTCGGATAAGAATGGTGTTGCGATCATATTAACTGTTGATTCCACAAAACTTGTGGCTTGGTTAATCACGTGATCTTTAAATGTTACTTCTGCTTTTAAATCTGCTACTTGGTATTCTTGTGCTACTACTGCGGTACTGCCTAATGCTATTAATAACGATAATAAGATATTCTTCATTGTCGTTCTCCTTCGGTTCAACCGGACCGTTTCGGCGGATGCTCAGGATGAGCACATTGACAAATTAAAAAGGAGAAGTGTAGATACGAGACCTCGGCCTTCTTTGGCATACTTCTTCCTGGTTTACACTTGTGTCCGATAAATTGTAGTGAGTGTAAACAATTCTAAGTTGTCAACGAAGAGGAGTTCCGAAGTCCTCTTTCGAACAGTTAATAAGACTTGGACAAACCTTATTAACTGGGCGTGACTTACATTTATATTCCGGCATCAAGCCCGTCCGGTGTTCGCTACTATTAATACTTACTAATTTTATTACAGAACTTGTAAAAAAGCAATCATTTCGATGTCTTTTTGCTATTAACTACTAATATATTTCTGGAGGTGGCATGGATTTTAGTTTGTTCCACATGTCACTTTGTTCTTTAAGTTTTTTTTCTAACTTACGATACCGGTCACCTAACCGTTTAAGTTGGTCCCATTCCTTTTCCATTTCAGGATTGGGAACCAATAGGTTTAATCGTTCTTCTAAGGCTGCCAGTGTATCAAGCAAACTTTTACCATCTATAATAATATCGGCATCTTTGCCTTCGAGTTCTAGTTGTCCGCCTTTTAGAGTGGTATTAGTGACCCAAGGACTTGCAGTGCCTGTGCTGGTTGCCCAGGGCGAGGTATTACTGTAAGTACCACCAAGACCAGAGCTTGCGGTATAAACTTGCCCGTATGATCCTGTAAGCCCGCCGGGATTTAGTATTGTTGACCCACCATTAGTTAACTCACTCCCACTTAAGGTAATAGTATCAGACGCATTATTATAAATGTATGGACTGCTATCATAACAGGCATCATTTGTGGATACATCTGCTGATGAAGAAGCACTTTTGTTCACGTCAACAGTCCTAAGTTTGTCTAGCAGTTCTTTTATATCTAAATTTAAGTCTTCTTTCGTATCGTCCATGTACCGTCCTTATTATCAATCCAATCCAGTGTGTCACCTTCTTTCCAATCAAGGTATTCACACAACTCATTGCCGAGGTCCAGTAATAATTCACCTGGATGCTCTGGATCCTCAACAAGAGCTTGTATCCACTCGTAGCGAGTCATATTATTTTGCGGCTGCTAATGAGTTTTTTTCTTCAGTAATTTCAGCACGGCGTGCCTTACAACCTTTGCTGATTTCTTGTAGTGCTTTACGAGCACGAGCGGCGGCGGCTTTAACGCCTTTGCCTGTAAATTTTTCATTTTCGGCTTTGTATGTTTCAATTGCTGCTAATAGTTGTTCATGTGTTGACATTGTTATTCCTTTATGATTGGTGTCTTAATACATACTTAATTATACATGAATTAATGTATAAGTCAAATTTTCTTAGATGTTAATGTGTCTTTTGGCGTAACAGTCCCAAATTAATAAATTGTCCCAACCAAAGGACCAATTTAAAATAAAAACGGATAAGCTATTGTAATCGTAAAGATATAACTTGTTATCTTCTACTCGGGCTTGTATTGAACGGCTAGAATTAAGCCATTTTAGTAGTCGACTTCTAGCGTCTTCTTGTCTGTAAATGATAGTATAAAGCGCATCACCGTTTTTAAAAATAGGAAGTGTCATTAATGTAAAGTTTGATCATGATCTGTGTCTAACGTCAAGTCGACCATTTGCTTTATATATTTACTGAATCTTTCATCTATTTGAATACGCTCATCGTCTGATTCTGTGGCTTTATCATCCTCGACTCCTATAAGTCGCATGAGAGCACCAACATGAATTTCTGTAATGTTATGATTATATAACACCATCATGAGTTCCATGATTAATATTCTAACTTCTTGTTCTATTTCATCTTCGCGGGACATAATATTAATTATGCCCTTAATGAATATTTGTAAAAAACTAACAGTTAAATTTGCTTTTTAAGGCTATAAATTAACCGCTGTGAATATGCTAATTATTTTTTATTTTTATTGTACAGTTTTATAGCAATTAAGGCTGTTATAATTGCGGCTGCGATGCCTACCGCTTTACCCTTATCAGTTTCTAAAAACTGTTTTGCTTTTTCAATGATGTTTTCCATGCTAATGCCTTTCTATACAAATACAAAGGGCTCGGCCCTTTGTATTTTAAATACAGCTTGATCCGTATTTGTTATCGCCTTTTGAACTGGGGATGAACCAAAGAGCAAGAGCAAACGCTAACCCAACATATGGGATTAACAACAACAATACCCATACCCCGCTTTGCCCAAAATCACGAATACGTTGTGTTGTTGCCGCTATAACAGAAATTGCTGCGGCAATTAAACCAATGCCTATGGCCATCCAAAGAATGAATCCAAGTACAGGCACTGTCATAATCATTGTGGTCGATAATGCCACCGCAATCCAAAATATTAAAAAATAAAACAATTTTAATAAAATATAAGATTGACGATTACGACGACCGCTAAATTTAAATAAATCTGAAAATACTGGCTTACTCATGTTATTCTTTCTAAAAATTTATAATTAAACACATTAACCAGCTTTCGCTTTGCTACCAATAACTTGGTTCGGGTCAATGTGTTTAAATATAATTAGGGACCAAAGTCCCTAAATGATTATACCGCTTGAGCTTGACCAGTTTTAGCAGTGGCTTTTACACCAGTTGCTTTAACTTTAACTTCGCCTTTTTTGGCGACTTTAGTCTTCTCAGCCACTTTAGCGGCCACAGCATAACCTGCGTCACCTTGTGTAATACCTTGTGCTTGAAGATATTGCAACGCTTCAAGTTTAGACATTGGCTTTGGAAGTTCAACCAAGTTAATGTCGGCGTGACCAGCACGATGTAATGCTTTAATACGACTTACCAAGTCATTGGCAAAACGTACTTTAACTTCGCCTTGACGGTTTGAAGTACCTGCTACTGTAAATAAAAGTTCTTGTTTCATTTGATGCCTTTCTAGTTGCCTATTTAAGTTAATTTTGATGCCTATACTACTTACTACACTACTATTATAGCTGAATTTGCTTTTGAAATCAACCACTTTAGTTATTTTGGTTATCCAAAACATCATCCTCATTTTCAATGATGTAATTTGGAGTATATTTTTTACACCAGTCTTCATACTCCATTTCAAATCTTAAGTATTCAAACGCATCTAATTCTGCGTCTGTGCGAGTTTTAATTTGTGTCATTATGCTACCTCTTTAGATTCTTCAACCAATTTATGTGCTAGATTAAGTGCCATCATAGCTCCTAGAAAAACTAATCTACGTTCTTGATCACTGCCACTACATCCTTCAGTCATTTTCATTAGCTCTTCAAAGCTATCTGGAGTGACAAACAACCCACTGCGTGGAATTGGATTAATCATTACTTCACCTCGTATGGTTTGCTCCAGCTACCAATATTCAAATGAATATAGTATGCTGTATGGAAGTAGTCAGTCATTGCGTCTGATTCATCAAACCAGCCAGAACCTTTGTGGAATCCTTCGCCACGACTTGGAGCCGTTTTGATAATATCTAATACTTTGGTTAAAAACTCACTATGGTCACCATAGTTTCCTAACCAATATTGATTAATCTGAGCATACCCTTTACCATGAGTAAAAATTGCGTCAAAGTTGGTAGGACCGGATTTGATGGTCACGTCTACTGCCAATCCGTTGTCTTTGCGTACCCCAAATTTAAATTTAGGGAATGCCGCTTTAAGTTCATTACGGATTTGTGCCACATCATTTTTATTAATATAAGCCATGTTATCGCTCCTTAATTAAACAAAATCGTAGGCATATTCGCCTGTATCACCAATTGGACTTATTTGAACCTTGCCCAATCCTAAAGTTTGGCTCAATCTATGAAACACACTACGAGCTTGAGCTTCGTTAATAGTGCTAACAAATAGTGTACCATTAAACCATTCAGTTTTAATGGGTTCATTGGTTAGTGTTACTTTAACTAACTGATCTACACAAGTTTCAAACATATTTGCTCCTAATTAATTACTATACATGCAGTATAGTTCCAAATGAATAACTTGTCAACCAAAATAGATGTTGTATTTTTACAACGATTTAATAGCTAATCCCGTTGAATATATTAGTAATAACCCAAGATTTACTGTGATCATAGCACGATCTTTAACCAAAATAGCCCAGATTAAGAATAACCCCGCTCCAATGTTTAGCGTGACGGCACTATAGGGATAAATGTTTAATGAAGCTAATACTGCGCCCGAAAGGGTAATTGTGGTTGCTACCCACTTGACGTAATGTGCTAATTCTTTATTTTTCATACTGTGATTATAACAGTTTGGTAATAAAGAATCAACCAAAAGTAATTTTATTTTTATACAATAGACACAAGGTTTTTTTGGAATATATGCCAGCATTTATCCCATGTCCATTTCAAACTGGCATCTTCTACTTGAGAACGATTGAGTAGCAAACAACGAGCAATAGCCAATGCTAGATTATTATCTAAACTACCCGTTATTCCTTCTTCGATAATGTCAATGGGACCAGGAACGGGATAAGCAGCGACAGGAGTTCCACAAGCCATGGCTTCTATGTTAACTACACCAAACGTATCGGAACGACTTGGAAATACAAATACATCAGCTTGGGCATAATAATGTGCCAATTGTATTCCTCGTTTGGCTCCAGCAAAATGAACCTTGGGATAACGTTGTTCTAACTCTCGTCGATACGGACCGTCACCTACTATGATTTTAGTTGCGCCAGGATAATCTAAACGACAAAAATCATCTAAGCCTTTTTCTTTACTAACACGACTAACATTTAATAGTATAGGTCGGCCTGCTACAGTTTCTCCACGATGTGTGCTATTAAATATAGTTCTGTCCACCCCACGAGTCCATACTACTAAATTTTTAAATCCGTGTAGTTCTAAATCTTTTTTAATACTTTTGGTTGTAGTTAATACTCGATGACTGTTTTTATGAAACCAACGCAAATACCAATAAGTCCAAGATTTAGGTATGCCATACATTGTTTTTAAAAACTTAGGAAAATCTGTATGATAACTTGTATTATATGGAATGCTATTACGCTCACACCACCAACGAGCAAAGAATCCTACTGGCCCTTCGGTGGCAATGTGAATATAATCCGGCTGTAACGCCTTAATCTTTTTAGAAATGCCGTGTGGCCAGGAAAGTTTAACTTCAGGGTAACCAGGACAATCAATATGAGGGAACTGCCCGGGATCACAATAAACAATGTTATACCCAGCATCATTAGCGCAATCTTCCAAGGCTTTGAAAGTTGTGACCACTCCGTTAATTTGATTTGTAACATTGTCTGTAACTATTAAAATTGTTTTAAGTTTATTTTTCTGTATCGTCTTCATCTCTAGATTGAAAGTATTGTTGTATATCTTCTAATAATTGAGGTTTGTGCGATTTAAGTTTAATCAATCCATTTTCTTTATATCCTAAATCTTCAATGGGATTAAATTTATTTTCGCTTAATATTTTCCAACGCCAATTATAACCACGGTTTGATTTTTTACCGTGCCAGTTATGTTTTATTGATCCAGTAACATATCCTACATTACCTGCCACGCATTTTTTACATAAGTCCGCCCACGCTTGTATAGCTTGGCCGCTGAATCCGCCGCTCTTTCTATTTAAACTAGAATCCGTTACTTGCTCTGTTAAACTAAATGCCATAAACCAGTCACCTGATCCTACGATACCCCAATCAATTAACCCGCCAACACAATCTAAAGCATCACGAGTAGCGGCCCAAGCTAGTCCCGAACGGCCCCGTTTTTTAGGATTTTCATTGCCGTTTAACCATTTGTATATAAAACTTTTATCTCGCCCAACAACTTCGCCGTCAGGGCCAAGGTCAAGAGCTTCTTCAAACATTTGCACAAAAGGATACTGGTCTAATGCGGCTATAGTGTTAACTGACCAATTAGGATTTTCAAATACAATGTCAGCATCTATCCAAGCAATATATTTGGCCTCAACAGGAAGATGTTGGATGCCGATATTAAGTAAATTTTCTTTATACCATAAAATTTCATCAGTCTTGAGCTGTATATGTTGCGGACAATCTGATTGTGTAACTACAAAATTTTGCCCTTCAAATATAAGTTCTACAGTCCACAATTCAACATTTTCAAATTGTTTAATATAATCAGCAAAATTATTGTATAACCGATATCTTGATTGATATTCTTGAGGATTGAATATGCTAGTTACTACATATAATTTGTCGTTATTTGTCACTTGTTTTAGTCCAAGACACAATTTCCCACTGACCATCGTGATGTTCCACTAGTGCGGTCATTGACTCCACCCAGTCACCGTCATTCATGTAGATAATGCCATCTATTTCTTTTATTTCGGCCGAGTGAATATGACCTACGATAACGCCATCATAACCGCGCTTGCGGCAATAACCAGCAAGATTAAGCTCAAACTGAAACATAAAGTCAGCGGCTTTCTTGACCTTATGCTTGAGAAACTTAGACAAACTCCAATAACCAAAACCCATCCTGTGGCGTATCCAATTAAACCTGCTGTTAAGATCGAGAACGAAGTCATATAATTTATCTCCTAGGAAACTCAGCCAGGGAGCCAAGCGTGTAATGCCATCAAAGAGATCGCCGTGTGTAACTAGATAGTGTTTACCATCTAATCCAATGTGTTCCGTTTGATTAACAATTTCTACTGCGCCAAAACCCATACCATAAGGAATAAGCGGGCGGAGGAATTCATCGTGATTTCCAGCCACATAAATCACTCTAGTGCCGCGCTTGGCATGGCCCAAGATTCTGCGTACAACATTGGTATGGCTCTGTTTCCAACGCCATTTGTTTTGCTGTATTTTCCAGGCATCTATCACATCGCCTACAAGATAAAGTGTTTCGCAGGTGTTGTGCTTGAGAAAGTTATTGAGAGCTTCTGCCTTACAGTCACGGGTCCCGAGATGTATGTCTGAGATGAAGATTGAACGGTAAGTTTTCTCTGGCATAATACTATTTACTGCGTTGCCAGAGAAAACGTTATTACACTCCTGTTACACCGTAACTACATGCCACTTAGTATCAAATTGTTTGCCTTGGGCCTTGTGTTTAAAGATTTTTTCAAACTCTTTTTTCTTGAGTTCTTGAACCTTTTCGACGTTGTGGTCTAGACAAGCCTGATACAATTTGGAAATTAATTTTTTTTGTTTCATAGCCAATCCTCCTTTTGTAATATAACTGTAACATAGTATATAGCAAAAATCAACCAGAAAATTATTACAATAAAAAAAGGACCAAAAGGTCCTTTAGTACTGGTTACGGATCCAGCGACACCTTATCTTGTGCCCGCAGAGTATTTACTAACTCAAATATTACAATTGGATTAAAAATCTACCAATTCATAATCTGATTTACCTACTCCACAATCTGGACAGGTATAGTCCTCTGGCATAGAATTATATTCTTCTACGGTTAATGTATGTCCGCAAACGATACAACGATAAACTTGTTTCATTATAGAGTCTCCAGCACTTTTGAATAAGCCTCAGCATGACGCTTTTCTACTCGAGATAATGCAGCAAATCGTTTTTCAGCTTTTTTCAGCATAGTTACGAATTCACTAGCATGTTCTCTGCTTTCGGCAATTTGTGTTTTTGCTTCTTTGGCTGCCGCATAGTCGCCTTCTTCCATGGCTTTGTCTAAAAATTCTGGATACATCGTAGTGAATTCGTATGTTTCACCTTCAATGGCCATTTGCAAACATTCTTTAGTAGAGGGTTTACCCACAATCAATTCCAAGTGACCATGCGAATGCAATAGTTCTTGCGAAGCTGTATGCTCAAAATGTTTAGCTACTTCCTCATATCCTTCTGCTCTAGCAATCTTAGCAAAATACATATATTTGGTAAACGCTTGGCTTTCACCTGCAAATGCCGCCTCCAAATTCTTAATAGTAATACTCATTGACATCTCCTTAAAGTAAAGTAATATTGTAATAGTATTTAATAATAAGATCAAGGGTTTTTATTAATTTTTCCAATAATAATTTTAATAAACGTTATTGATTTTTTTAATAACAACTAATGTATTGATTCGTCCTCGTATCCACTAAAGACTGCGCAACCGCGTTCCACAGCCGCATCTAATTCTTTTTGAATGGCGGCATCACATACCAATTCCATAAACTCATCGATTTCGTCTTGGGTCAAATGTTCTTGCCCAATAAGCCCATTGAATACAGCTTCGACAATCATCAATCTTTCTTCAGTCATTCTTCTTCCGTTAGCGTAAATCTATCAGTAAATGCTTCTAGCAAACAAGAATATTCATGCTCTTTGTCAACTTCATTATAGTACACCCAAAGTTTGTTGTCGCTACCCATTGAAACTTCTCTAACATGGAAAAGTTTTCCATCATGTGATTTAAAACGCTTTCTTGTAATATTCATTATTCAATTCCAAAATATTTTTTAATAGCAATATCAACAGCCACTGCTCTTCCTTCTTCGGCTATAGCAGCACATTCTTTGGCAACTAATTTGGCAAATTTTAGTTGATTGAAGAAACGATACTGATCACCAACATCACGTTCGTTGGCTAACCATCCAGATTGTTCAGCAAATTGTCGAATACGTTCGTTCATTACTGAGCCCTTGCCAATCTTTGTGCTCTATGAGCTTCCCAACTGGCAGTTAAGTCGGCATTTTTGCTATTAAACACTTTATCGTATAAACGATCACTTACTCCGTACAAGTTGCCTTCTTGTTGACTTTCATAAAATTCATAACTGATTGTCCATTTGGGTATGATAGTTATTTGAGCATCTCCATCATGAAGAATAGGTAGTTGGCGCCATTGAAATAGTAAACGTTCCACTGTTTGGCCCCAGTAATTTTTAGCCCATGGTGTTGTTGTTTCGAATAATATCTTACGAGCATGGTCAAGTCTATTGCCTAATACTTCGGCTTCTTCTCCCAAGAATCTATATGATTTCATTTTTTACTCCTTAATTGACTATAGCAGTTTATATTATAATTGAAAAATGATTAAAAGTCAAACTATGCCCATTTCATTAAAAAAGTCAAGTAGTCTCGTTCGGAATCAAAATAAAATATGTATTCACCATTACGAGTATGTGTACTAACTTCTTTAAGTTGCCAGCGCCATTCATTTGATAATTCACGTTTACACCAATCTAATATTTCTTCAATTACGCCAAACGATTTGGTAATCATTTTGGCATGATTAAATCCTTGTTTTGGTTGTATAAAATCGCCTTGTTCTAGAATCATACGGTGACCTCACTAAACTTTAATTTGAATATCAGCGCATCTTTAGCATCTCGAAATATCCAATCCATCCATTTGTAGCTGATATCAGTTATATATCTGTCGCCTGGCAGTCCAAATAATTCTATAGTCTTGTAGCATATTTCATCCCACGCCAAAATATCATCGTTATGTACCATGGTAATTCTAACAGAGTGAGTAAATTTTGGATCAAGCAAAATAAGTCTTTTTAATATATTCGTCTGCCCATTCTATACCACCTGTATTATAAAACAAATGATTGTCGTGTATGCCAAAACGATTACAAAAACTTTGCCCATAGCGTTGTCCATGTAACGCTTCCCAAATAAAGTCTTTCTTCCATTGTAGGTATTCTTCTATGTCAATCTTACCTGACCATACTTTTAATGTAGTATCGTTACGTTCCGCCATATGTGTTGCTATTTGCTCAAAAACGGTTTGTCCAGACATCATTACCCTCGTTATCCACTTCGATCCATGTATAATCACCTAACCACTTGACACGGCAAATATACTCATAATATTCCGGGGGAGTAGTTGTCCATTCATCCGGCCCTGTTTGTACTAAAATAGTTCCACCTCGTTTATGGTCCCTTACTAACCAATAACATTGTCCATGATAAATCTGAAACGCATACTTTGCGGCATGAACTAAGTCTGTAATATCTACTCGTTTGCGCACTTCATCCGCTTGACGCTGTAATACTGCTACTAACTCCATAATGCGACTATATTCCTGTCGGGCATGCATACGTGCCACGTTGACCATCTGATCCTTTTGTTTTTCGATGGGAATAAGATCAAAACTAGGACCACCTACATCTACAGGATAAGGACTAACATTACGATTAATAAATGCAACTAAATTATCTCCCACTTCCATATCTTTGCTGTCGCGTCCATTAGCTACGTTAGATTTATTACGCTTGGGGTTGGCGGGGTCATTAGGTGGTAGTACTAATCCCATTTAAGTCCAAAGATTTTTACGAATCTTAATCAATTTAATCAACATTTCTTCATCTTCTTTATCATACGCCACTTCTATTTTGTTTAATTTTTTGTGCGCTTCTTTAGACATTTTCTTAAGTGTAGCATTATCCTTACTGCCGCTCCATCCCAACTTGCCGCCATTGGCTTCGCGACTGGCTTCGCAGTACGCTGTCCACCCGCTGGCCTCATATGGATCAGGACGAGCTGGACGAGTTACAGTCCACCATTGATACAAGTCCAATATTTCTTGTGCTCTAAGTGATTGATAAGTTGGCTTACCAAATTCTGGATCAGTTTCATTTACATATTCATTATTAGTCAAACTCATTTCCCAAAGTAAATGATCAATTCCAGCTTGCGGGTTGCGCCAAGTCATAAACCAACGAGTCCACCATTGCTTACGCCAAAATGGTAGTTGATATTTTTTCCGGGTAGCTTCATCTCCCCAACAAACTTGCATCCATGCTTTTTCAATTTCAACAAAATTAACCAACTCATCAAAGATACAATGTAGTATGCGCTCATCCAATTCGTGATACTCACCTCGTTTAAGCCTCGAAGTCAATTGGTGGGTTCCGGCAACAAATCGATTATTAAGCCTATATCGAACATTATTAATTTGATCAGCGGGCCAATTAATAAACTTTTGTACTGCGTCCATGCCTTCCTCAACTATCCAATAACGAACGGGGTGGTTAGTTTTTGCTAGCTCCTCCCACTCTTCCCATTTACCCAACTCTAAACTACCAGGTTTCATAGTACCACGAATCTTATCCGCCAATTTACTACAGCTCCAATATTCTCTCATTTTATTCCCTTATCTTCTAGACCTTGTTTGTACCACTTTGTAAGTGGTTCATCAAAAACTTCTTTAATCTTCAACATCTGTCCATTCATAAACAATGTTTTGTATACAATCCATCTGTTGTTGTAGTACCCGCCATTGTTTTTGTCTTCTCGATAAAAACGAATTTCACCGTCAAACTCCTCGCAACATACCCAACGTTGATTAAAATGTTTTATGTATCCGCCACCAAATCTGTCAGCATCTTCTTTCCACTCAGCATCATAATCTTCATGCCATAAATGCCAATGACCGGATGTTTGATCCTGTTCAATTTTATAATTATCTAATGATTGGGCTGGAGTATCCTTTGTTTGATATTCCTCACCTTGATATTTTAGCCAATCAAACATGCCCATACTACCAACTCCCGTCGTCAATCCAAACACGAATTGTTAAAAACAACCAGCCGCATGAACCTGTCCATTCATTGGGACCAGCCCATTCATTATAGTCTTTTTGCGCCCAGGGTGCTAATCGCCACCATAAAGGATTTAATGTTATTATAACACTGACCCCGGAATAACGCAACCAGTTAATCATTTTTAACTCCGTTAGCAATAAATTGCTGTAGCGCATCATAGTCTAAACTGGCCCAATTGGTCTCGCCTGGCATGATTTCAATTGTAGCTCCTTCGCTTGGAGCACAGTCAATAAAATTTTGTAAAACATTGCCACCATAACCGTTGGTTCCATAGGCCTGAGTGTGACAACTGTAAACAGAGCCGCTGTACCCATCAAACTCCCAACGATCCTTAACAAGCCTAGCTTGTGTAATACCTGAATTTATCTTCCAAGAGTCTGAACCGCCATAGCCACCTGACCATGACGCAAACACTTTATAAAGACGTTCAGTTGGTGTAGTAATTTTTATAACTACCCAACGGTCTGGTGAATAATCACTCATTTTTAATTCCTTTTATTTGATTTCGTCTGATGTTTCTATAAAGTGGCTAATAATTAAATCTAATGCATCAATAGTACGAATATGGCTAGCAACATCTTCTGGATGTAACCAATAGCCATTGGGGTTAGATTCAGTTTTTGGATTCTTTTTCCAATCCTTAAGATCTTTTTTGAGATATGCTCGATAGTCCTTTAGGTTAAGACTAGTAATACGATCTGCAGTTTCTCCGTCAATCCATTGATAAGGTTTGTGTTTAGATTTACTCATTATATTTCCAAATATTGTAATTCAAACCAAGTGGCAGAACTTTCGTAACCAACATATCCTCTGGGATTACAAACTACATGAGTTTCGCCAATCCAATAATTGCTATTATTGTGCATGTGTCCGTGTACCCAAAGTTTAATTTGCGGGCGATCAATGATGAATTCGCTGAGGTCAGAATGGAAAGCTCCGTTCATTAACTTATCACCTTTATAACATTCGGCTATACTTAAAGTCGATGGCGCATGATGACCAACTACCACATATTGTTTTGTTTTATCTTTGGTAACAATATCAATGTAGTCAATCATTTTTTTGTGGTCTTCGACTGAATCTTCTGGCGACCAACGAGATGCTTTTTCATAATGGTCAACTCGTTCTACAACTAAGTTACCTTCGGCATCTTTTAAATTCATGCCCGAACCATCAGGATTCTTAACATAAACTGTATTGGTATGATGTGTCATACGACAGCTATTTTTAATCAACTGAAAATCATTCATTGCTCGACCACAATGCCATAAAGTCAATGAATCATTTTTATTCATATCAGTCCAAAGTGTGCCACAAACAAAAGTAATGTTGCCAATATCTACAGTTTCTTTTTCTAAAATGTGAATATTAGGAAATTGTGCTAATTCTTTTTTAAGTGTTTTATAAGTTTCAGCAATGTCATAATCATAGTGTTCGTGATTACCACAAATGTATATAACATCTTTAAACATAGCGGAACAGTTACTAAAAAAATCAATAAGTCCCACCCGTTCTTTGGGTTTCTTTTTAAAAGTTTTAACTGTACAAATATCACCCGCAAGAATTAACACATCGGCTTGTTTGTCGTTGTGTAACATAATTGAACCAAATTCAAGGTGTATGTCGGAAGCAATGGCTATTTTCATATTATTATTATACTACTTGTTGATTTGCTTGTCAAACTAAATCTTTTCTCAATTCACTACGCAATTCTTCCACTAATTCGAGATTACCACCATCCAAATAAGCAGTACAATCGGGAAATCGAGCTTTAAATGCCGCTTTGATTTCGGACAAATTGGCGCCTTGGCAAATAAATTGATTGTCATTTTTATTATAACAATAAATTATACCGTTTTCACGCTCAACTGTTACGGGCATTATTTGATTTTTTGCTACTTCGATTAATCCGTCAATGTCCATCATAACTTGCCTAATCAAACTACGAATGTACAAGTAGATAACAACTATGGCAATAACTATGCCCAACACTATTCCAGTTAAAATTTCAATCATCTGTCAATCCTTTTTCTTCAACACCCTGTTTATACCATTCAGTAAATGGTTCTGGTTCTTCCTCATCTTCCCAGCCCCATTCGTCTCGAGCAAAATCTTTATATGCTGTAGCATCTGACTGGCTATCTATATAATTATCATCAAAATATTCACCATCATATGTAGCTTCACCTAAAAATCCCACACCAGGTTCAAAGTATTTTAAGGTAAAAGTTACTCCTTCTTGACCTCGTGCCCAAGTTTCAAATGCTTGTGTTGGTGGAGACCAAGCAGAACTAAATCCAAATTCTATAGAATTATTTTCTGTGTCTTCATCGTTCAAATAAACATCCGAAATATCCCATTTAGTGCCCCAATTTTCCACACGCCATTCATACCAGCTTTCATTGTCTTTGGGTTCTGGAACCATGTAGTTTAGCAACTCACCCTTGGGATCTTCCAGTATAGTTTTAATTTGGCCAATTACTTCTGCTGGTCCAGAAATAGTGGCAATGTTATCACAATAGTTAGGCACTTACATTCTCCTTGCGTTGTTTAAAATATTCTTCGTTTTGAATCCATACATCATCAACCAAAAATCCCCAGTCACGTTGTTGTTGCCCGGGCATGAACAATGTCCAAGCAGTTACGCCAGGTTCTAATTCTATGCGATGATAGGAATTGGCTCTACACATACGAAAATGTCCCGGACCACGCCATTTGCGGATTTCACAATTATTTCCAGGTATCCACTCCCAGTATCCACCTTTAAGTATTAAAGTGCAGTAAGACCAAGGGTGGTCGTGTAAATGGTCTCGATCACCTTTGAGGAATTTGTGTAGAAATATGTTAAATGGAAAACGTTTACGATCTTTTAGGAACAAATAATATCGTTCCAAATAAGGATCGTTGCTTTCTCTATCTAATATAATTCTATGGCGTCCTAAACGCTGAAATAGTTTTTTGAGCATATCCATATTATATGACCAATTGAATTTAAAGTCAAACAAAAAGACTGTCGTTGACAGCCTTTCTGAAGAAATGTGTCCAATTTGATTTGGACAGCGAGGTTTTTAAACAGTCATTCCTGCGGCCAATGCTTTGTAACCAAGGGCTACAATTTTACGGCTTGGCTTGCCCATTACGTATTCAGTAACTTGGACACCGTTATTTGCTTTGCGGCTGTTGGTATAAACGGCAAAACCATGTTGCTTGATGCGTGAAACTTCAGCAGATAAATTCTTAACACCTAGTTTAGTTGCTTTGCTAGCGGTTAAGGCTTGACCGGACTGGAGTGCGCGAAATACGCGAAAAGTCTTGCTTTCTGGATTAATCAATTTCATTTCGTTTATCCTTTCATAGTTAATATAAACGGTAGTTGAGTTAACAACATATATGCAGTATACGCTAACTAACCGAGAAAAACAACTATTTTGGCTGATTGTATTAATAATTTTATCCAAAACTTGCTATACGGTAGTTTAACTAAATAATAACAAATACTAAGGATTGGTAAAAACCTATATGCAATATATTATAAACACAGGTAATGTAGCAAATGATGGAACCGGTGAACCCTTACGAACCGCATTTACACAAGTAAATCTCAATTTTGACCAAGTTTTCAACGCTGGCCCTGTTGGTAGCAATATTGAAATCGTTAATAACAGCATTATAACTACCAATACCAATGGTAATTTGATACTGGCACCAAATGGTGTCGGGGCCGTCGTTGTCCGTTCCACTCTAGCTCCAGATTTATCAAATGTTCGTTCAATTGGCACATCAACTAATCGTTTTAACACAGTTTACACACAATATTTAAATGCCAATACCAGTACTTTTACTGGTAATTTATATGTAAACGGCAATTTAAATGTTACAGGCAATATCGTAACTGTTAACTATTCTAATTTAACTGTATCAAATACTACAATTACACTGGCTAGTGGCGCTTCTAATGGCGCCCAAGCTGACGGAGCAGGTATACTGGTAGATGGAGCCAATGCCAATTTCACCTATTCATATGAATCAAATTCGTGGACGACAAATCTTCCTGTTACAGCTCCAGCATTTATTGGTGACGGAAGCCAATTGACTAATGTAACTGCCAATGTTGACGCAGCCAATATCTCAGGCACTACAATAAATCCCACGGTCGTTTATTCTAATTTAACTACATTTGGTTCTGTAGATTCAATTTCAGCAGTTGGTGATATTTCCACAACTGGTAATGTTTATGCCAACATTGTATATGGTAATACTGTAGTAGGCATACTAGCAGGTGATGGTGGTAATATTAGCAATGTTAGAGCCAGTGCCATTACTGGTAATGTTTATTATGCCACATTTGCTGGCACTGCCGCTACTGCTAACTTAGCAGCTTTAGCCACACAATCTATTAATGCTGATACAGCACTATTTGCTCTAAATGCCAATTTAGCTGCCTTTGCCAATAATGCTGTAATGTCACAGCGTGCCAATTCATCTGGTTATTCTGTACAATCTGATTACGCCAATTCGGCTGTTGTAGCTGGCATGGCTTATGAGTTAGCTCCAACTGCTAACTTATCGTTGATTGGTAACATTACAGTTGGCGGAATATTAACCAACAACTATTATTATGCCAATGGCACACCATTCTCAGGCGGAGCCGGAAGCATTATTCAAAGCGCAACTCCTCCCTTAAACCCTACAGCAAGTACCTTATGGTGGGATGAAGTATCAGGTCGTTTATATGTTTACTACAATGACGGTACCTCAAGTCAGTGGGTAGATGCTGCTCCAGCTGGTATTAGTGGATCAGGCGGTGGCGGTGGAAGCATTATACAAAGTGATACTGCTCCCTTAAACCCAACTCCAAGCACACTTTGGTGGAATTCAGTGGCTGGGCGCTTATATGTTTATTACAATGATGGCACTACAAGTCAGTGGGTAGATGCTAGTCCAGCAGGAATTTCAGGTCCAGGCGGGGGCAGTGGGAATACCGGTAATATTACATTTAACAGCACGACCATTTCAACTAATCTAGCCAACACAGATATTAGTATATACGGCAATGGCACAGGTGGTATCAATATTGTTACCGGCCCAAATAGCTATACACAGTTAGAAAATGACAGCTACAGCAACGGATCATCTTATGTTTATCTTGCAGATGGCAATGCGTATGTTGAGACGGACAATGGCTTTTGGACATTTGATAATACCGGCAATTTGGTCTTATCTAATGGAACTGTATTATCACCGTCGGGAAATGGAGTCAATCAAGGACTCAGTATAACAGATGTATCGGGCGATACATTAACCTGGGGCAACAAAGGAGTATTGACCTTTCCTAATGGTAGTGGCATTGATGATAATGGTATGCAATTTAACGTTCAAGCCAATACCAACTATCCTGTGGTATTAGAAACATTCGATGGCTCAAACAATTTTGAATGGACTTTTGATGCTACAGGCAACTTGACATTACCGGGCGCTATAACTGGCTTGGCTACTGCTGTCACACTTAACGCTGGCCTCACAGTAGGCTACTCCACAGCGGCCAACGTGCCAACCATTGCTGACACAGGTACAGGCACAGGCCTAACTGTTGACATCATAGCCGATAGTGGCAACGCTGGTTCAATTACTAGTGTCACCCTTAATCAGCGTGGCCAAGGCTATGCGCCGGGTGATCAGTTAACTATTAATCAGCCCAGCAGTACTGGCAACGGTGAGTTAACTGTTGTGGCAGTCGAGACTGTCAATCCTAGCATTAATTATGCCAATGGTCAACCTTATGGCGGATCAAGTGGCGGCAATACTGACTGGGCCAACATTGGGAATATCAACAATCAATATGGTCCAAGTAACATAGCTGTTGGTGCCAATGCTGGTTCAAATGTGCAAGGTGCTAATAGTATTGCTGTTGGATATTACGCTGGCAATAATACTCAACACGAAGCGGCGATTGCAATTGGTCAATTTGCTGGGCAAGATACACAGGGCAATAGTGCTGTAGGACTTGGTAAATGGGCAGGTCAAGAAGGACAACATGACTATGCTGTGGCTATTGGTGTAGCCGCTGGAGCATTTATTCAAGGCAATAGTGCCATAGCCATTGGCGATAATTCTGGGCATACTGGACAGAACTCATTGGCCATATCAATTGGACAACAAGCTGGTTATAATTTCCAAGGTGCCAACGCTATAGCTATTGGCGCACATGCTGGCGATTACAAGCAAGGCAATAACTCAATTATCTTAAATGCCACTGGTAATATTGTAGATCAACAAACAGACAATACATTCACAGTGGCACCAGTACGCAATGACACAGGCAATACTGTCAACGCACTTTACTATAATACAGATACATTTGAGTTGACATATGGTCCACCTGGCAGCAACAGTATTATAAACGGCTTGCAGTCACTTACCATAGAAAATGATGGCAGTTTGCTCGCTGCCAATAATGGATCAGCTACAAACTATGTTATCAATAACAACACACCAGATGTAGACTTACGCAATAGTAGCGGGACTGGCTCGTTTACAGCAGGTGCTACCAACTATACAATTCGTGTGGCGGGTACACCAAATTGGGTATATGATTCATCAGGAGCGTTGACTTTACCGTTAACCAGTGCTATTTTTGAAGAACCAAGTTCTAACTGGCGCTATGGTTTAAACATCGTTGGTCCAACTGACAATAGTGCCGTTCGCATTTATAATTATGGCAGTGACGGCAAAGGATTTGGTACTAGTGCAGTCTATATTAATAATACTAACGTAGAAATTATTACAAACAATCAAAGATCAGGAGGCCCGGGTGAGACTTGGACTTTCGATAATACTGGTAACTTTACAGCTCCAGGAAGTATTTCTACGGTTGGCAATATAACATCGGCTGGTGTCACAGCCACAGTATTTGCTCAATTACCAGTTTACACAGCGGCAAATTTAATTTTAATTACAGGAACTGTGGGACAAATAGCATCAGTTTCAGACAGTCCTACATCAGGAGGCAGAATAGCTTTCTGGGACACAACAAGCAATCGCTGGAGTTATATCAGTGATAACTCGGCAGTATAAGGAAGTACATTTTAAATAAATATAAAACTAGGATACACACATGTCAACATTATTTTTTCCACCAAACCCCAACGAGGGTGATACATTTACTGCTGAAAACGGGGTAGTTTATACTTACGTCAATGGTAATTACCCCAACGGTATATGGCAAGGTGCTAACGGCAATTTGCTCAATGTAACTACTGACGTTATTCCATCAGATAACGTCTCTTATAGTTTGGGTAATGCCACTAATCAATGGCAAGACTTGTGGGTATCAGGCAATACAATTTACATTGGATCTGTTCCACTTACTATTGACAATGGTACTTTACAAGTGGATGGTGCTAATGTGGTCACAGGCAACGGTGGTGGGGGTAATACTGGTGATATTACATTTACCAATGCCAACATTAGCACAATTATTACTGAACCCATACAAATTCAGCCGTTAAATTCCGTTATAGCCGGGCAAAATGGTCCTAACCTATACTTACAAGCCGGTGATTATGCTTATACCAATTCGCAAGTGCTGGCAGAAGGCGGAGCATTGCATTTACAAGGTGGTAATGCATCCATTTTTCAATACGGCGTGGGCACTGCCGTTGGTAACGTTGGCGGAGCTGGTGGTCCTGTAGTTATTACTACTACTTCATTAAACCGCTTCAGCGGCGCTAGGATTCTCAATAATTGGGTCTTTGATAACCTAGGTAATTTAACATTACCTGACTACCCTTATTCTTCCCCAAGCATTAACTATGCCAACGGTCAACCTTATGGCGGATCAGGTGGCGGCAACACTGACTGGGCCAACATTGGCAATATTAATAATAATAATGGCCCAATATCAATAGCAATTGGACAAACTGCTGGCAATGCCCAGGGAGAATATGCTATTGCCATTGGGTGCGCTGCAGGGACTAATGGCCAAGAAACACAGGCTATTGCTCTAGGTTTTGCGGCTGGTCAAAATAATCAAGGTGTTAATGCAGTAGCAATTGGTGAATACACTGGACGTTATAATCAAGGTACTAATGCCATCGCCATTGGCTTGGAGGCTGGGTCAAATTATCAAGGTACTGATGCCATAGCCATTGGTAGTTTTGCTGGGCTAGATAGTCAAGCCAACAACACAATTATTCTAAATGCCACTGGTGTTGAAGTAGATGGTGTTGCTAATCAAACCGACAGTTTCTATGTAGCACCAGTACGCAACGATAATGGTAATACAACAAACGCATTGTACTACAACACTTCAACATTTGAGTTGACTTATGGTCCAGCTGGCGGCGGATCAACTGGCAATATTACATTTAGCGATACTAGTATTAGTACGACTCCTCAACTAGCACCCGGAGCAGTAGGAAATTATGTATCGTTAATCGGTGGCGCCGGAAACACGTTTGGCGGTAATTTATATTTGGCTGGTGGTTTCTCATACTCTACTTCAACTAATGGCAACGTAGTTATATTCGGCAGCAATGTAATTATAACACAGACTGGTGGACCCACATCGGTATCGGTATCCGTTACTGGTAATGTTACTGCCGATTATTTTTATGGCAATGGCGCTTACTTAACTGGCATCTCAGGTGGCAATGCCAGCACTGGTAACTTTGTATTCAGTGGCGATGACATGCTCATGCCAACGATTGCTAAACTTAATTCAGGTGGCATAGGCAATACCAATGCCGCAGAGTTTGGCACAGAAGTTTATTCAAATGGCACAGCAATTTATAGCAGTCAAATCTACATGGGTGCTGGTACAACAGAGATTCGCGGTATTGTAGACAACCATGGCGCTGGTCTAATGTATGCAGGAGTAGAAGGTGAGGGCTTTGCTGGTATAGTAGGAATGGATCCTGGTGTTACCAGCGAATATGCTATTGCTGTTGGCCCTGGTAATACAATTTTATTGGGTGCTACAACAGGCAACGGTAACTTAACTACAACAGAATACACAGCTGGCGTTGGTGCTCTCAATGCCAATGGTACAATTAATGGCCTGTTGGCCAGCTCAAGCAATGTAGTTATCAGTAACGGTAACACAGCAGGCTGGAGTTTTGGAGCAGATGGTACTCTAACCTTGCCCAATGGACAGTTGGACTACAATGCTCCTTACAGCAGATTCAAGGATGCCAACAACACAGGAGTTCAGATGGGTTCACCCAATGACCAGAACTATGTGAATGTGGACAACTCCGCTATTACCATTCAGGTCAACAGCGATTCCTTGGCCAATAGTACCCAACAAAACTGGGTCTTTGATACTGATGGTAACCTAACTGCTCCGGGCAATATTAATTTTACTAACAATGCCGCAATACAACTAAATCCAGTTACTGGCGTAACGATATACGGAAATTCTGTTGACCAGTCTACGGCATTAACTTTAAATAATTCGGGTGACGCGGCATTATGGGCAAATGCTAATGTTACAATCAATTCTAATTCTCAAAGTAGTAATCCACAATGGATATTTGATACGACCGGTAATTTAACTGTTCCTGGTAATCTTAACGCTGTAACAGCAAGTCCTGCTCTCAGTATTAACGGTTTTGACACAATTAATGCTATTAATTTCAGTGCTAGTGGTAATGTAACAGCATCTAACTTTATAACTGGCGGATCAGGGGGTAATATTACGGGTGCCAATGTTATCTCAGCTAACTCATTTGTAACAGCCAACACAACTATCGACAGCGGAGTTTCGACAACTGGCAGCGTAGTGGCCATGAATATTATACAATCAGGTATTGGTAATGTAAATGGTTATAACGCTTACTTTGCTAATAATGTTACTGCTCAAGGTGTAATACAAGCATCTGGATTTATAGCTCCAGAAGGTAATGGTACTTTTATTGGTAACACAATAACAGGTGACGGCGCACTATATGCAGGTGTTCCCGAGTATACCTCATTGGGATCCAATGTTGTTGTACAGTTTGCTGCCAATGTTAATAATTATAGTCAAATTAACTTTCAAAAT